CTCAATGATTCTGCTAGGCGTGGTAAAGAAATGCAGGATGTGTATGGGCGTGGATTGTGCTATGCTATGTCAGAATATATTGACAGCAAAGAAAAATCTGTGACAACAGGCAACATTGCTAAAAGCAAAGAATTGATTAAGAATAAATTTAATTCTTATCAGTCTAAAGCAAATAAAGTCGGATTGGCGCTCAATGCTGAATATGTAAAGGCGCGGCTTGATATGCTCGATATCAACTTGGCTATTAAGGTCAAGCAGAAAGAAGAAAAAGCGAGAATCCGTGAAGAAAAGCGCAGATTGAGAGAACAAGAACAGTTACTTGCTGATATTGCTAGAGAACGTGCTAAGTTGCTGGAAGAAAAGAAAGCAATGAATATTGCGTTTGATAAAGCACTGACAGATGATGAGCGTAATAGAATTAAATCTCAATTAGCTAGTATTGATAAGCGGCTTGATTCTATTGCTTATCGTGAGTCTCATAGCAAGGCTGGTTGGCTATATGTAATTAGTTCGCCTAGTCTGCCCGGACTGGTGAAGCTAGGTTGCACACGCAGATTGAATCCTGCGTTGAGGGTGCGCGAACTCAGCTCTAGTAGCTTGCCAGAACCGTACCACGCTCATTGCTTCGTATTCAGCGATGATTGCTTTGAGCTAGAAAATAATATCCATAAATATTTTGACAAAGAGCGGGTCAACCCTGATAGAGAATTTTTTCGCATTGAGCCAAAAGAAGCTATTGATGTGCTAAAAGAAATTTTTAACGTAGATGTTCATTTTGTAGATGAAGATTGTGATGAAAATGAGGAAGATGAATAAATGATTATCTATACTTGTCCTAAATGCGGTGGCGATATTTACCATACTTGTATTTGCACATTGCCACCTATTGATATATGGGCTTGTCGAGATTGTGACTGGCAGTATGTAGAAAAAGACGGCACTGAATATCGCCCATTTGAACCAGTAAAAGCCAAGCTTGATGAAGATTGGATAATGGAGGATGAATGAATATGACAAGAGAAATGATGGTTGATGCTCTTAATAGATATTGTAATTCGTGTGGAAAATGTGATAATTGTGAATTGAAGAAATTCTACGATACCCACATAGATGAATACACGGATGACTATGGTTGCGAGTTTGATAAAATGGATGAGTACATGGTTGACAAAATCTATAACTGGTATAAAGAACTAGACCCAGCAGCTTGTGAAAATGCTGAGAATGAATGTCGTGATGTTAAGCCTGATACTGATATGGTGAATCATCCGTCTCACTATACTCAGGGCGGTATTGAATGTATTGATTGTATTAAATCTGCAACAGTTGGAAAAGTAGGAATTGAAGCGTTTTGTGTAGGAAATGCTATTAAGTATCTATTTCGTTATGAAGAAAAGAATGGCATTGAGGATGTAAAAAAGGCAAGATGGTATATTGATAGATTGATTAAGGAGCTTGAGAATGGCTAAATATATAAATTTGGATGATATGCTTGAACAGTTTGATAAACGTGCTTCAAATCTAGTTGAGGATAGACGAGTATCAGTTGAAGTGATGCGTGAATTTATCTGTAACAGACCAAAAGCCAATGTAAAAGAAATTATATATGCTCATTGGATTTGTAAGCCAGATTGCGGCGTGACAGAATGTTCACATTGTCACAGAAGTATTGAAGAATACGTTGAGTATCCATACTGTCCGTATTGTGGTGCTGAAATGAGCGAGGTGATAGAATGACTAATCGTGAATGGTTGCTTAATCAACCTAAAGAACAAATTATTACAAATATGTCAAAGCCATGTCCTCATCATCATTGTCCTGACATTCTCAAATCATGTATGGAATGCTGGATTGATTGGCTTGATGAGAAGTATAAAGAACCAGATGAACCAGAGAACTAAGCGTGGCATTGAATCAGCTTGTAGAGCAAGCAAAGAATCTGAATTTCCTAGATATCACCTTGGCGCAGCTCTGTACTATAAGGGCGTATTGCTTGCTACTGGGTGCAATAGCACCAAAACAAGCCCGTTGCAGAAGCGGCTCAATGCCGAGCGTGAATTTGACCCCAATCAAAGTGGCGTGGTAAATTCGCTTCATGCTGAAATTAGGGCATTGAGTAAAGTAAAATATCTGGATATTGATTTTAGTAAATCGACGCTCTATGTATATCGTGAATATGCAAATGGCAATAAAGCAATGGCGCGTCCATGTCCTGCTTGTATGAAATATATAAAAGAATTGGGAATTAAGCATATTTGCTATAGTACAGCTGATGGAATTGCTGAAGAAAGGATTGATTAAATGGGAACTGATATTAACATGATTGCCGAGGTGCGGCGTAATGGTGTATGGGAGTTATCAACTGCTAAAGTTTTTAAGAATCCATGGTATGACCCGGCTTCAGATGAGAAATGGGCTATGGAAGAATATATGAGCAAACCTGATGATAACAGAAATTATAACTTGTTTGCCATTCTTGCAGGAGTTAGAAATGGTGAAGGATTTGCTGGTTGTAGAATCGGTGAACGGTTCAAGCCGATTGCTGAGTTAAAGGGTTATCCTGATGATATGTCTAAAAATGATGTGTTATTTGGCGATGAATATAGCTATGGCTCTTGGCTCACTTTAAGAGAGCTACACGAATATGATTGGGAGCAACTGCATAGAAAATACGGCTATGTTGATGAAGCCACATACCGCGATTATATCATGAAAGGAAAGCAACCAAATTGTTATAGTGGCAATGTAGGAGGATGTAATATTGTAAAATTGACCGAGCCAGAAATGGTTGATTTAATCAATAATGAATACCCAAGAGATGAATCGAAGCAATATTATACAGCTTGCTATTTTGCACCAATCACATATAGAGAATGTGCGTCTTGGTTTTATGATGAAACGATGGAAGGACTGAGACGGCTTATTCCAGATGGTGGCACAGAGGATGATGTGCGCATCGTATTTGAATTTGATTGCTGAAAGGATTGATTAATAATGCGGTTGATTGATGCTGATGCTTATAAAGCGTTGCATTGCAAAGAATGTCCCAGTGATTGCGGTGCGTGCGGCTTGGTTTATGGTAAAGATGATATGTGTGGATTGATTGACCGAGCACCAACTATTGATGCTGTTTTAATCATCCATTGTAAGGATTGTGCCTATTTCCATCCATATCCATTTGAACCTGAGTACGGTAGTTGTAAATATCATCTTGGGCCGGATTTGCAATGGGAAGAAAAGAAAGAGACAGATTATTGTAGTGATGCAGAGGTGATTGCAAATGTGGACTAAATTCAAGCATTGGTTGATTAGAAAATTGGGCGGTCATGTTGCGCCATGTTATGATTGCGCCAAATATACCCAGACTATTATTCAGACACAAAAGCCTATTGAAAAAATTGAGGAATGGCTTGACATGAATCAATACAAATATATGGGATATGATTATACAAATCGCCAACCAATAGCTAAAACAGATGTAGAACAAAAAATATTTAGACATCTTGCAATGGGTGATTATATTAAATATGAATATGGAGATGATGGATTTTTGCGTGGAACACTGATGGTGGTGAAACAGCCATAAAAATTACAATGAATACAAATGAAGTGTCAGTATGTGATGGATGCTCGAATTGGCGTATCTGCAAATTTAGTGAAGATGTGAAACGAGCTGAAGCAGAATATAAACAGCTAAGAGAAAATTTGAATTGGCCTGAATGTGTAGAAAATATAAACAATTTGTGACAAATTGGAGCAGCGCCGAAGTTCCAACTGGTAAGAAATACGAGTATAATGGATTAACATGTGTGACCACAGGCGACCCGCCATTTATTTACAATGAAGGTTCAACTTGTAATACAACTGAATAAAATGAAATCTGCCCCAAAACCCTATATATGTAGGGAATAAATTGGGGCAGATTTTTTATTGCTTTTCACTAGCAACCAAATCCTTGAGCTTATCGCTCTGCTTATTGCTCATATTGATGTCAACAAATTCGCGCCGCTGTTTGCCTGTAATACAACTAAGTTGACTGGTCTGAATAATCTTGGCGCAAGCCTCTTTATTGATTTTCTCAAAACTAGGATAATGCTCATAGACATCTAATAGCCGATTAGCTATCCATTCCTTGGTGGCTGGCTTGATGATATAGACCTCTTTGACTTTAACATATTCGCCGCCAAATGCTTCTTGAGTTAATTGAGCAAGCCGCGCCTCAAACGCCTTATATTGCTCTGTGGACACATATGGTTTATAGACCCTATTATCTATAACCTTGCCCCAATTTGGCGGCATAATCTCATTGACGGCTTTAGAATAGATAGATAAGCAGGTCTGATGATCTGGGGTATCTTCTGGCACATCGTATGTTTCGAGCCATGTTTCTTTTGTTTCTGGGTTGTACCGCTGCTTGTAGAGCCGATAGCCCCTATTTAGGTCAATAACATAACGGTTCTTCATAGTTAGCAATTTGCGCCTAGTCCATTGAGCAAGAATATTATATACCACTCCATTGACTAAGCTCATATAGCCATAATGCTCTGAATCCGATACGGCTTGGCTATATGTATAACTGAAATTATCATTGACCTCTTGAAACATTTTGAGCAAATTGCTGGTTGACGCATATATGGTGGCGCAATTTGTCTTTAGAAAAATTTGATAAAGGGCGGCTTCAAATGCGGCTTGGTATGAATCTTTATCTAGCTCATTGATAAGGGCATCTGCTTCAGGGTAGACCTCTTGGACGATATAACGGGTTGGATAAACATTGTCTATGGTATCTAGCTGGCAGTAGTTACGGATTGTGTCTAGCTGGGAAGATCGGCTATCACCGTTTCTTAGTGGCATATCAACTGCTGTACATAATTCTGAATATTTCAATTCGCGCCCTTCTATTTTTATAAGAGCATTGACTAGTTTGCCATCTTCATTGGACGGCAGGTATTTTGATTTACTTGGCATATTATTTCCTTTCTGTAATAATTTTGTAACATTGGGCTAATGAAGGGGTGTCACTGGGCTAATGCGTGACACTTAGATAATACTTACGTATTATATTACTATCATCTATTAGCCCAGTCCATTTCACCCATATAAAATATGACAATTTTTAACATCATCACATTCTCATCATCTAATTATACCATATTCTAATCATCTATTTGTTAACAAATTGTAAATTATTATGATAGTGTATGGGGGGGGGGAATTTTTTGATACTTATAAGAAAAGTAAAAATCCCCCCATATTTGTGTGATAATCATGATTGCATGGTATTGGGTTTGTTGTTGATGATAAAACATATCTGATTACGAATTGTGTGACATTATAGGTTGTGTTAATTGTTGCTTTTGATAGAATATATACGATTACAGGGTATGTGGTTTGTTGTGCTAAATGCCATTTTCTTCCATTTCTACCAGTCTCATCCATATCCTAGCCCCCGTCCTGGAAAATGCTGTCAGTAGCAAAAACGCCTGAAAATAGCACTTTGCGGGCGTATCGCCTTATTTTACCTGCATTTGTTGGATTTCCAACAAGTTTACATTTGTGGACTAAAATCGACTGATCAAAAATCCAAAAATCAATAGTCTAAAATCGATATGTAGCATGCTACATATTACACGTATCGCATTTTTTGGTAGACACCATTTACCCTCCCAGTAAATCCCATTTACTTCCATTGCCAATATTATCTACCATATTATCCCAATCATCATCAATTCAATACTATTATATCGATATTCAAATACTGTTACCACTATGCAACACATTGTAACTATATTGTAACTATTATAATCAATACACTATATAGCTATATATACTAATATAATCTATCGATAAAAATATATAATAGTTAATATCGATATAAAAATATCTATTCAATAATAAGAATGATTCTTAATAATATAGAAATAAATATTTATACAGTATATTCATATCATAACTATACAATAATCCATACAATTCTAGTATATTCTAACTTTTTAAGTGCATATCATAGCTATTTACTATCAAAACAATGAATATTGAAATTGTATGAAAAGCGTATAACGGAATACTTTTCTTTGCCGTATGATTTCCCGCCTTGACCTAAAAACGGCGCTATGGGGCTTCTAGGGCCTTTCAGTAGCATTGTAGCTTTTTGTATCTGGGCAAAAGCAGCTATTGTCATTCTATACAATTCAAGAATATAATTTTTTGTGCAAAATGACCACTTGTAATTTCTTTATAATATAGTATAATAATAATAGAAATTGACAAGGAGGTGAACAGAGTGAACCGACTCATAGCAGTTCTGGAGCGTATCGCCGACGCACTGGAGTGGATCGCGGAACTCTTGCAAGACAAGTAAACAGGCAAGGCAAAGCGGGAGAAATTCCCGCTTTTGCTTTACCATTTTATCTTTTGTCTATATTGCACAAAAAAAGCCAATAGAATTTTATGCAATATTTTTATAACAGAGATATTGACTTTTCTGATGCTCTGCGCTATTATATAGACAGACGGAAACGAAAGGGGGGATAAAATGATGGCGGTACTTGAACGCATTGCATACGCTCTTGAGCATATCGCAGAGCTTTTGGAAGAGCTTGTCAAGAAGTAAAGCAATGCAATAGGGAAGGCGGTTGAAATACACCGCCGACCCTATACCGCTAAAATAAACAAAAACATTTTATCAAATTTGTACAATATGCCGATTGACATTATAAAAAATATTGATTATACTTAAGGCACAAACAAACAAACAGGAGGAATAAAAAATGAGAATTTACGAACTGGAAGCCCAATTTGATGCACGGAAGTCATTTTATAATAAGGCTCATATTATCGACCATGAGAACGGCACACTGGAGTTGCTAAGCTATGATACTATTGTATCGCGTTGTGTCGGCGGCAAAGTCGAAAACTTGGGGAAATGGAGTGCAACCACAACCAGACATCAGCGGGAATTCCGTAAACAATTTGAAAATTGATATATTTTAGGAGGAAACAAAAAAATGGAAATCACTGTAAAATCTTTTGAGCCGAAGGAAGCAATGAATATGTACATTCGAGATCAGGAAGCAAAGCATCTTTGCAAAGGTTTTAAGGCTGTTACTTTTGACGGCGAAAAAATGGTTGAATTGGTTGACCTCAGGATCGGCGCGACGGCATCTACAGCTTATGCTTGCGTATGGTTCAAAGGCGAAAAGAAATGGGCATATGGTTCTGGCAAGGCGGGCGGCTATGGATATGATAAAGGAAGCGCTGCGGCTGAAGCGGCTTTCCGGGCGGCTGGCATGGTAACTTCTGGTTTTGGTGGAACTGGATGCAATCGGGAAGCGGTGAAAGCTGCCGGTGAATATCTCAGCGATGGAAAGCCGGTGTTCATTGTAGAATTTTACGGATAAACATTTTCCGCGCGGTTTTCTAGGCCGTTTTCCGTAAAAAAGCGGCACACCATGAATAAATTTTAAGGAGGATTTTTACAATGAAATACCATAAAATTCCAAACGTAGACAAGTCCGTGTGCACTGCCGAACAAATGATTGCTTACAATATCGCATTTCGGCTTCATATCTCATATGCTGACGAATTCCAGAAAATAAATTTTGTAAATCGGGGCGGAGCGCGTGCATATTGCGCCAACTTGGCAAGAGAAGGCTTAAAAGAATATAGAATGTCATATTCTTACAAGCCGGGAAGATACGACGAAGATGCTATTTTTTCGGCATTGTTGGCGGGTTTATATAATTATCTTTCCGACTTCCATATTTTTTCGAATTATGAAGATATCGGGCGGGCCTTTCCCGCGCATTATCTGAAAGAGGAGTAAATCATGAAAAGGTATAAACGCCGCTTGAATCCCATTTACTGGATTTTCCAGTATCTGTGTGGTCTGGTAGCAATTTCCAGCTTGTGCTGGATCCCTGCCGTTGTCTGTAAAATTTTGGGAGGTTGTTAACATGGAAAAATATACCATTGACGAGCTGCTAGATGTGTTACAATGGGCGCGAGATTGTGCCGCATATTATCGCGCTTGCAATCAGCAGATGCCGGGCGCGTTGTATGCTGCTGATTGCAAGGCAGAAAGAGACGCAGAAGCGGAGCTATATCGACGCGGATATTATACGGCTTGACAAGCCCGACACGCCGCAAACAGAAAGAACGTATAAATATAGCCGGACGCGCTGAAAAGTCCGTAAAGAGGCGCTGAGAAGCTGAGAATAGGAAGGACGGCAAGAACATAAAACAGAAATACAAATGCAAGCCCGCTGACAGACGTTGGCGGGCTTTTCTTTGCTTCCCTATGTTCCTATATTCCTTCGCAATTGTGCGCCGTGTAGTGGCTTGTGTGCCTTCTCCGGGCTATTGTACAATATGCACAAACGCGGAGCGTCTGCGTTGTATAGGTTGCACAATTTCCAACTTTTCCTTTTTTTTACCACATTGGTTAGACGGCTCTAACTACCACATTTTCCGACTATACTTTATTCAAATGAAGTGAAAAATCGACGGGTCGAGCGGGCATAAGCGCGAGCGCACATTACAATTTTTTACATTTTTCCCAGCAATATACAGTACATATACTGGCTCGGCGCGAAAAAAATCGAGCCGGATTTTCTCATGCGTGTGTGTGCGGATTAGGTCAATACAATTTTCCCCCAGTAATATGTGTGTATGTAATATCGCGGCGCGTCTGTAGCGGCTCAGGACGGGCGTGACAACTCGATTGGGCTAGATATATAATCTGCCAAGCTAGATGCAAACTCGGTTCAAATTGGCTCAAACGGCTCGATATGGGTATGATGTAATCTGTGCTCAAACCGTATTCATCTCATATATAAACAACAAACCAATCCTTGTCATATTCGTACCGAACCCGGAATAACTGACAACCGCACATCATTTTACTACAGAAAAATGTGTGAATGTACACAAATCTCCCACATAAAATGTGACAATGTATGCGAATATTCATATGAAAAATGTGAATAAGGTTGACTTTGATACTAATATAAATTGTGACATGTGCATGAAAGTAATGTTTCTATTTATAAACATAAAGCTGCGTATTGTCGATAAATACATACATCTATATCATGCGTATTGTTATCTACATCATTTATGTGCATGATGATGTAGATGTATCTGCATATGAATATGTAAATGATAATGGATATGTATATAGATATTTATGTATGCACGAGCCGGAAAATGAAAATTGATTTGTGAGATTGTAAATATGTATGGAAAATGAAATTCTAAAATCAAGATTGATATTTATAATCGTGGAATGAAAATCAAAAATCGCTATTGACAAATAGAATCAAATGTGGTATATACATATACAGAGACAGAAAACGAAAAAGGAGAATCGACAATGAAAAATGAAATTCGATATATGATTGCAGGAATCGGATTGGCATTAGTTGGATTTGCCGCTTGTGGTGGATTTGTCTATACACAGATTCAAGAATACAATTCAATGATGGATGAACGAGTCGTAGAATCTGAGCCGGTTGTCAAATGGATTAAATGTGAGCCGATTGATACAACCGAAATTGAATATCAGCAAGACGATGATGTTGTTGTTATGGATACTGTAGTGACTGAGATCGAACCTGAATCGCAGATTGAAGAACAGGAATCGGAATCTACTATCGTATACGAGCCGCCATTTCATCTTACTGAATATGAAACATGGTTTATTGAATGTGTAGTAGCTGGTGAAGCTGGTGGTGAACCATATGAAGGCAAGGTGGCTGTAGCTCAGTGTTATTTTAGTGCAATGCTCAAGGACGGGCTGTCTGCCACAGAAGTGAAATCGGCATATGGATATGATGGCTGGAATGAAAATCTGGATGAGCAAGATAGAAAAATGTATGATGAAGTTGCAAATGCTGTAATGGACGTGTTCTATGGCGGCAAATTTGTAACTGATAAGCCGATTCTATATTTTTATAATCCTGCATATGGTTATAGTGATTGGCATGAGGCTCAGGAATATTGGGGAAGCATCGCCAACCATAAATTCTTTTATCTTGCAGAAGATGAAAATGCAGAATGGGCAAATATCCTCTTGACAAATGTAAATGAGTGTGATATAATTGAACCGTAGGTGATGAAATATGTATGTACTCTATAATCAAAAATACTATTTGATGCAGAATGCAATTAAGCAATTCGTTCCAACAACTGAATTATCTGAATCATTTCAATTCAATGATAAGACCAAAGCTGATAATGCGCTTTCTAATCTGCCAAAGCAAATGCGCAATTTAGGTTATTTTGTGCAACAGATTGATGTACCATCTAAACCCGTCGATTTCGACCAGTTTACAAATGTAGACTTAGTGAATTATGATTCAGCATTGACGCAAATTGGCTCATTCTGCGACCTACACGACCAGCTTGTGGCAAGGGCAACATGGGTTGAATATAAGCTGCAAGAGGTAGAGAATAAAATTCAAGATGTGCTTCATGCTATTGAGTTCAATTCATATAATGCTAGAGATGGATATAAGATATATAAGCTGCTACATGATTTACGGCTTGAACGACGCAAATATAAAGACGAGCAGATTATAGCTGATGTGATGAAAAGCGGCTTTGCTGGTTCAAATTGGGAATTGACTAGAACCAGAGTGAATGATCTGAAAGATAGACAATATCATGTTAAAGAAATGGAGGAGCTGTTCAAATGATTGATGTATTATGGAATATTGTTAGTTGTATTGGGCTTGTCGCATTTGCTTTGATTGGGATTTTATTTTGTGTTGCACTAGTTGGCGGCATTGTGAAATTGATTAAAATTTTTAAGGAGAATATCTAATGATTGAAACAACGATTTATAAATGTGAATATTGTGGCGCAGAATTTGATGATGAATATGAGGCGCATTACCATGAATGGGTATGTAGGTATAATGATGTAAAGAAGCACAAAGGGAGCAACCTTGGCTTTTATAATGAAGATGGTTTAGAAATCAAATTTGAAGAACAGTATCTGTATAATCAATTAGATGCCATGAGAGCATTCACTGTTGGGAATGATGATGATGTAAAATTCGTCATTGAGTTGTTCAAGTGGTTTGGATACGACATTCCGTTTCGTGATATTACAGATGAGGTGAATCCAAATTACTATGGTCTGTGGTGGTTCGACCCCGACCTGCATTATGGTGAATGGGTGCGTGTAGATGACCAGATTAAAAAATGGACAGATATTAAAAATAAATTTGAAAATAATGCTTGACAAATCCAATTTTATATGATATAATTCAATTATCAAATGAATGGAGATAATGATTATGCTTAATACCTATTTCAAAATTGGTGATTTCATTTGTCATGTAGACTGCTATGACCGAGAAACTGGGCTATGGGGTTATAGCTGTGATGAAATTCCAGTTCTCAATGGCTGGGCTTGTGAAAAATTTATTGAGATGAATAAAATTAGTTCTTGACAAATATCAAATTCTATGATATAATACAGATACGGTTGAGAGATTGGGTAATCTCAATTGTGAACCTCCTAGAATATAGTCCTGAGCATGACGATAAAAGGCTCAAATTAAAAATCTGCGTGTAGCTAAATTGGTCATAGCCCACTGCTTATAACGGTGAGGCCCTCACAAGGTATATGGTGGTTCGAGGCCACCCACGCAGACCATGATAAAATCTAAATTAAAGGAGCATCTAATATGGATTCAGTATCTCCGCTAAAGAGAATACGACAATATTGCTTGCAGTGTTCAGGCGATTCAGCAAACGAAGTTAAGAATTGCCCAATCAAGTCTTGTCCACTATATGACTTGAGATTTGGTAAATCAGGGCGTACCCGCTCAATGACTGAAGAACAAAAGCAAGCAGCGGCAGAACGGCTCAAATCAGCTCGTCTGGCAAAGAAATCATTGACTAATAATGAAGAAAATTCAGATTAGTTAATTAAGTAGGGTAAGGTTGTAGGGTTAGATGTTTAGGAAAATTTATTGATTATTATTGTATGATTATTCTATTATCTTGTTTAGGTGTATTTGCGGCTGGTATTGCAGTTGGAATGCTAATTGTGTATCTATACTGGCGTAAAGTAGAAAAGGAACTCAACGAAGCCATTGAAAAAACATTAAATAGATGCAATTTAACACTTGACAAATAAAATCAAATATGGTATAATTGAGAATGTAAAGATGATGGTGCTGTATGAACGGATGTTCCATGCTACAGTGATTGCATATGAGTAGGCTACAGCTAAGTGGAGTTTGATGAACAGCCATCATGATATAGGGAACGTGCGTGAGACAAATGAGATAAGTATAAATGGCGTAATTGCCTAATGCCAAGTAGGGCGCACCAGTCAATCTGTTCGGCATAATAAAGGGATTGGGATTGACAACAGATTATAGGATTGCACGCAGCTATGCCCAGCATTGTAACTGTCCCAGATGCAAACCTAAGAAAATCTTAAAATCCTTAGATTTGTAAGGTTGAGATAATGATTTGGTCACATGAATCTCGATCTAGTTTATGGGTTGTAATGCTAGTTGCTGAATAGCTGATGGTTGACCACCTGATACTATGAGGCAACGCCTTAATTCCTTGATGATACTAGTTAAATCAAGGTTGACTGGATTCAAATAAGTAATCACAAAGAGTGAGCGGCGGCAGACTCATAGCGCGGTGAATGCCTATTCCGCGCAAAACAATATAGGGCTTGGGTAAGAGGACTCTGTAAGTAGTTGATAGTGGAACAATAACCCTATATATCAAGTCAATATGCGCATGAACATTGCGACTTGTTTTAATAAAATTTTATTAGAAATCGAAAGGAAATTAAAAGGAATTTATGACGAAGAAGGAACTAATTAAGTTTGTAGCAGACAGCACAGAGAATACAGTCAAGGACACTACCGAGATCGTAGATACGTTTATCGACTATATCAGACATAGCCTAGTACAGCATGAAGATGTTGTGATTCATGGCTTTGGTAAGTTCACAACTAAGTTGCGTGACGCTCGTACTGCTCGTAATCCACAGACCGGTGAAACCATTGAAATTCCTGCCAAGTATGCTCTGACGTTTAAGCCGACAAGCACACTAAAGGCAGAAATCAATGAGTAAATAATCCTCCTGTTAAAATCCCTATGGTCGAAAGATTGTAGGGATTTTTCTAAAAGAAAGAGGCAACTAAAATGCTGAGACAAAACATCATGCCGCAAATCACTGCAAACATGGCTCTCGCGAGGGCGCGGGACATGGAAGAAAACAGAGCTAATGAATCCGAAACGGATAATTCCTCTCGTGCGGAAATGCTGAGAATGTATCAAAAATGGTGCAAAGAAAATGAAATAAAGGCTTGACAAATCACCGCTATGGTGCTATACTTAAACCATCAAATGAAGGAGCTGAATGATATGAATGAACTGTTTATTATGAGTTTGAGAGCAAAGCACCGTAGCGAAGGCACTATTAGAGAATATACCAAGGCGATTGAGAATTGCATGGCGTATGTCAATAGGTCTGAAGCAGAAATCAAACCGATTGACCTTGAACTGTGGCAGTCCAGTATGAGCAATCTCAGCTCTGCATCTGTCGCTCAGAGAACATCGGCGATTCGTGAATATTTCAAGTTTCTTTATCGCAACGAGTTCATTGACCGCAATCCTGCTGAGATGCTTGAAGCGCCACAGATTAAGAACCGTGAGCAGTCCGCTCTTAATGGCGAACAGGTCAGAGCAATGGTCAATGCTGCAACCAATGAACGCAACAAGGCAATCATTATGATACTTGCTCAGACCGGCTTGCGTATCCATGAGCTTGCTAATATCACGCTTGAACAGTATGAATCCCGTAGCAATAATGTGTTGGTCATTCGTGGTAAGGGTGATAAAGATAGATTGGTTGGTTTGGCCGATGAAACGATTAAGCTGATTGATAGTTATATTGATAATGAGCGTAAAGATGGATGTGAATATCTATTTGTAGGCAATCGTGGCAATAAGATGGATGGTAAAAATACCAGTGCCATGCTTAAGGTATGTGCTAGAAAAGCTGGTATTGAGAATTGGGAAGAATTGCATATCAGTAATCATACGATGCGCCGCACATTTGCTACTATGATGTCTGAGGCTGATGTGCCTATTGAGGTTATTAGTAAAGCAATGGGTCATAGCTCAGTTGCTATCACGGCGAACCGATATATCAAGCGCACTGAACAAAGAGCAATTAACGCAATGAGCGTTGTTAATTTCTAATTGAGGAGGATATAAAAAATGCCAAAGCGACTAGTATGCAAAGATACGATTTTTAAGCATGGATTGAGGTATGCTATTGTAGAAAATTGGGATGATACAGATAATTTATGGATTTGTAGGTATCTGCATACAACTGAAATTTTCTACGAATCTGATGCGTATATTTATGACAATATTATCATGTAAGTTGATGAGGACACAATAATGATGTGGGACGATGTATTCAATAGTCTATACGAAGAAATTATGAAAGAAAGGGAAAAGAAAGATATGAAGCTAGAATACAAATTCTACGAAAAGAATCTAGCACCTAAATGGCTAGAGGGCGATTATGACCTGCATATTGAGGGCAATCGCATGACGATGACGAGTAAAGACGGTAAGAAGGTTGAGACTCGTTGTCATCCTGACGATGATTGGCGGCTACAGGTCGGCATTGATGAGCTGAAGGAAAGAATGGCTGAGGCAAAGAAGCCAAGAGAAATTAAGGTTGGTGATAAGGTAAGACGTATTCCGACAAGGATGTGCGTGTATACAGTAAAAGTTATCAACAAGGAGCGTGGATATGCAATTATTGATCGGCGGGATTGCAAAATTCCAATTATTGCTGAATTGGCAACTCTTGAGTTAGTTGAGGAATAATATGACCGATATGCACGATGAAGTTGTAGAGGCTGTTGTAGAGCATTATAAGGATGCTGACGAGGACATTGCGGCTGATTGTCTAGTATACCTATCTAGCTTAAAATGTCTGCCATTAGCCTATACAGCTGATACAACACTAGAATCAATGGGGCGATGCCCTGTTTGTGGCTGTAAGCTAGAGAGATATACATACAGAGAGTTGCATACTGAGCTAGATGAGCCATGTTATGAAACATTAACAGAGGTCTATTGCCCAAATTGTGATATTCCATATAGGGAGGGAACATATGTCGGATAATGAACTGCATGATATTCTGAAAGCAGAGCTTGAGCCTAAATTTCAAAGCTATTTTACTCAAGGTCTAATGACAGGTTGGGACGCTTGCATCTATGAGATTGATAAGCTGACAAGCGGCTTGACATCTGCTAAAGCGATTAGAGAGGTCATCAAGAGTAAAGTAACTGAAGCTAATTCAAGAGGAAAAAAGAATGGATGATGTGTGGCGACTAGGCGTATGTATGCTGCTATGGCTCTGCTTAATGCTATATGAAATCAAGAAAGGCGATGTATGAAAGAAAAGAATAATCTATTGCCATTATGGATTGCTGGCGGATCGATATTATTTATATCAGCCGCTATGCCGCTTATTGATTCTGTAATTACATGGATTTCATCTGCTATCAATGCACACATCAATCGTATGCAGATTGATTTAGAGCTTGACCAGAGAGAGGCACAAGCTGCTGCTGAGACAATTAAGCCCAGTCCACAAATGACGCAAGCTATTGGCTTTGATGTAAACCCAGAGCCTGAATATGAGGAGGAATATGAATGAGCCGTAGACCTAATCATGTCTACGAAATTCCTTGCAACCGTTGTAATTATCAATCTGACTGTGATAAATATATAAAAATCGACCCACGTATGATCGCACAGAGAGATAAAATGTGGAATGACGCCGATTTGAATTGTATGGATTGTGTGCTGAGAAATGTGCTAAAGATGAGAAAGGATGGTAAGCCAGCTTAATGGAATGGATTGAAAAAATTGTATGGCATGAGGTTGTGACTAGACCGCCTACCGATGAAGAAATTGAAGGATTTGCTGAATGGGGATTGTCTAAGGATGAATACCCCGTCTGTATGTTCGATTGTGAAGTACCCGATATTTACTGTGACATTCTAGTGTTGGGCAAAAACGGTTATGTATGGCAGGATACTTGTATGTCAGACGATGGATGCGCTGGTTACAATTCACTATATCTTGACAATCATGGCGATTGGGATGACGTAGTAGCATGGGCTTATCTCCCAACTGGTAAAAAGGAGATGGAGGATATTAAGTGACCTCAAAAGGAACGGCGCGGCCATATATTCATTTCTTGTCAAACGCTGCAGTTGATGTAACTGGCTCTTGTCATCATGTGCGATTCAAAAAATATAGCCTCCTTCTAGATTGCGGCATGATACAGGGCATGGGAGATATTGTATCTGATTATAAGGCTAATCTTGCTCAATTAAAAAAGATTAAGGCGAGAGAAGTAGATTTTATTGTATTGGGGCATCAACATCTTGACCATATTGGGCTTGCCCCTGCACTATATGCTAAAGGATGTAATGCGCATCTTTATGTGCCAACCGGCTCTACTGATTTTCTAAAGTTGCTATGGGAAGATAGCTTGAAAATCATGCGGTCTGATTGTCTGAAAATTCAAAATAAACATGGACAAAAAGCTGCACCGTTCTATGACGAACAAGCTATTGAACGTGCGTTGAATCGAATCATTGAAGTTGATTATAATACACCAATTCAACTTTCGTCAGATATTAAGTTGACATATTATCCTGCTGGACATATTATCAATTCGGCGCAATGTGTACTTGAGCTAAAAGATGGATATGTGACTAAGCGCGTTGGATTTACTAGCGATATTGGTGGCGCGTCTGAAAGACCGTACAAGGCTCGTAGGCAGACGTTGCCATTCGTTGATGTTCTTATCTCTGAATGCACCTATTGTCAACAGGGGCGACCTAATAGCCCAAAGGACAGAGATAAAGATATTGAAAAGATTAAGACAGTAATTGCTGAATCCAATAAAATCCTAATCCCATGTTTTTCTCTTGACCGTACACAATCTATGTTGCGCCTATTGCATGATGAGGGCATTGACAAGCAGATTAAAATTTATCTCGATTCTCCTTTAGCGTCTAAATTCTGTGCAATATGGCCGTGGGAAGAAGACGAACTTGAGAACGTGAGAATTGTTGAATCTAAAGAAGAATCTCTTAATCTACAAATGCGAAATGAGCATTGCCTAATTATCAGCGCATCAGGCTTCCTTGTCGGCGGCAGAATTATGAGTCATCTAAAAACGGCTCTGCCTGATAGCCGTAATCACATCTTATTCTGTGGCTTTGCTGGTGAGAATGGGCTTGCGGCTCAAATCAAATCAAATATGCCAGAGGTCAATATTGATGGTGTGAATGTAGCAAACAAAGCTAATATCACAGAATTGCGCTCATTTAGCAGCCATGCTAGTTATGAAGAATTGATTGACTACTTAACAAATCAATGCCGCTTTAATAAACTGTGCCTAGTGCATGGTAATTATGAGAATAAAGTAGAATTTGCTAAAACCCTACAAGACGAACTAATCAAACAAGGTAAATCAAGTAGGGTTATATGCACTCAGCAAGATCAGAGGATATTCATATGAATAATGAAGAAATTGTAGTCATTAAATCTCTACAAGATGGTGGCACATATGTTGTTAGATTTAACGAGAATTTAAGTTGTAAACAAGTTAATATGCTATTATCAGAACTACGACTTCACTTAGTCGGACGAAATGTTAGAATATTGCCTGAGATGCCACAGTATTTTGAATTTGTTAGAGAGCCTGTAGAAAAAATTAAATAAACCATCTTGACAACCGCTCCAATCTATGATATAATCCAAGTATCAAATGAAAGGGGCGGTTGTTATTATGACCACTGAAAAACTATATGATACTATCAAAGCATGGAGAGATGCAATTACGATTGAGGGTATGACAAGTATGGCTTATGAAATGGATGATGTGCTGAAGCAGCTTGAAGCTGATATGCTCATGGAGCATTCAAAGAAACTTGGTACTAAGTCAATCGTGACTGCGGCTAATCGTATCATCAAGAATGCTAAATCAACTGGTCGAGATATGTTGATGGGTATGTTCACAAATCAGACAAAAGATGGCTCGACGTTGTATTGCGTGTGTGATTCTTTTGTAGCTATTAGATTTAATGAAAAGCCGCTCCTGCCTGAGATTGATAGTAAGTATCATGGACAGGAAATGCAGCTTGAGCATATTGTTAAAAGACCTGATTTTAGTAAAGAAATCAAACTACCTGATATTAGTGAACTAAAGGTATATATCAAGACGCATAAAATCAAGGAAAAGAATAATCCTAAGAAAGTAGCTGATTATCTACTTGATGAAGAATTGAATCTTTGGGTCAATCCGCAGTATTTGCTTAATGTTATGGAATGTCTACCTGATTGTAAGGCATATGCGGCAAATAGCATTAACCCAATTTATGTAGAGGCTGAAAATGGTGATGGGTGTGTTTGCCCGGTGAAGCATAAATGAACAATGAACCAATTTGGGTAAATTACCATAAGCATACATCTCTAAGTAACAGATACATGAAGGATAGCCCGCTCTTGCCAGTAGATTATTGGAATGAGCTGAAAGCGCGATATGGTGATAAGCCATGTATCTATACTACAGTAGAGCATGGATGGGCTGGTAATTATTTCAAGCAATATGATGACCTAGAAAAATTTAATAAGAAGAATGGCACGAATATCAGATGGATATATGGGGCTGAAGCATATTGGGTAAAAGATCGGCATGAACCTGATAGAAGTAACTGCCATATTGTGCTATTGGCGCGAACCGATAAAGGGCGCAAGGCAATCAATAAAATTCTATCTATTGCTAATAAGGATGGATATTATGCGCGTCCTCGTATTGACCTTGAGTTGATTGACCAGTTACCAATAGATGATGTAATGATTACAACTGCTTGTATTGCGTTCTGGAATAAATATAATGACATTGGCGATATAGTTAGATGTTTGGTGCAGAAATTTCCTCATTTTTATCTTGAGGTACAAGCACATAATACGCCAGAGCAGAAAGAACTAAATCGGCGCATCATTCAAATTAGCGAAGAACTGAATGTGCCAATTATCGCTGGTTGTGATAGTCATGTTATCACTGAATCACAAATGCTTGATAGAGATGAATTGCTCAAATCAGGCAATATCCATTACGAGGATGAAGATGGATGGTATATGGACTATCCAACATATGATGTATTGCTTGAGCGATTCAAGCAACAGGGCGTATTAACAGATGGACAAATTAAAGCCGCTATCAACAATACCAATTCGCTGTTTGAATTTGAGGACATAAAGCTCGACCGTTCATTGAAAGTGCCTGTTATCAAAGAGCTGCGCAATAAGACCCAAGAAGAACGCAATCATATCTTTGAGCAGATTCTTAAAGATGAATGGTTCTTGCAAAAAGCAGATATTAACAAAGATAAGCTGCAACAGTATTATCAAGAGATCAAGCATGATATAGGTGAGATAGAGGCTTGTAATATGTCTGATTATTTCATCTTGTCCTATATGGTAATGAAACGAGGACAAGAGAAATATGGCGGTATCTTGACCCCATCAGGGCGCGGTTCTGCTGTTTCTATGTATCTTAATAAGCTCTTGCGTCTTACTAAGGTAGATAAGGTCAATAGTCCTGTTCTTATGTATTCAGAGCGGTTCTTGACTAAAGAGCGTGTCTTAGATAGCCATACGCCACCTGATATTGATAATAATGTTAGTGACCGTCAACCATTCATTCAAGCACAGCGCGACCTTGTAGGTGAACTTGGAACATATGACCTATTGGCTCTTGGTACGCTTAAATTCAAAGCCGCATGGAAGATGTATGCTAGAGCATATAATGTCGAGCCTGATACAGCTAATGAAGTAAGTAAGCAGATTGACCGATATGAAACAGCTAAGAAACACGCTGAAGATGGCGAAACGATTGATATTCATAAATACATCGAGCCGAAATATCAAGAGCTGGTAGATGGATGTAAGAAATATCTAGGTATTTATGATACTGCAAAGGGACATCCATGCGGCTGCTTGTGCTATGAGGGCGACATTGAATCTGATATTGGCATCAGCCTGTGTAAATCTGAAGCAACAGGCAAAGAGGTGCTTGTAGCTAATATTGAATCAGGCACGATTGATGCTTTTGGGTATCTAAAGCAAGATTATCTTATTGTTGATTCAATCGGATTAACATATGATATTTATAAAGAGGCTGGAATCGAGCCGTTTACTGTCAACCAGCTTCTTGAAAAAATTGCACATGATGATGCAACATGGCAGATTTATGCTGATGGTTATACACAATGCGTTAATCAGTGTGAACAACCAAAGTCAACCCAAAAAGTAATGCGATATAAACCAAAGAATATTGCTGAGTTGACCCAGTTTATAGCTGCAATCAGGCCGTCTTTCCAGTCTATGTATCAGACGTTTGAGCAACGGCAACATTTTGATTATGGTATCAAGGCTCTTGATGATTTGCTCCAAGATGAATATTGTTCATCGTCATTCATTCTATATCAAGAATCTCTAATGAAAGTCCTTGGGTTTGCTGGTTTTCCTATGTCTGAGACATATACTATTATTAAGGCAATCAGCAAGAAAAAGGATTATATCATAAAGGACGCAAAGCCTAAATTTATCAAGAATTTTGCTCAAGCTATTCTTGATACTGGTGAAACAGATGATAATAGTAAGGCACATGAGCTTGCTGATAAGGTATGGACGATTATTGAGAATAGCGCCGCATATGGATTTAATAGCGCCCACGCTTATTGTATGGCTATTGATAGCGTAACGATTGCTTATCTCAAAGCGCATTATCCACTTGAATTTTATAAGTGCGTTCTTCAGCGATTCACCGATAAAGGCGAAAAAGACAAGGTTGCGCTCATTAAGCAGGAGATGCTAAAGCGCGGCTACAAGCTCAAAGATATTCAATTTGGTGATGATAATAGAGCGTTCAATATAGACCGTACTAACAACTGTATAGTACAGACTATGGCATCTATTAAGGATATGCCTAAGAGCGCACCAGAGGCATTATATGAGCTTGGAAAGTCTGATATAAAGAATCGCGCCGCTCTATATCAAGCTCTTATGGATGACCCAAGAATCAATAAGAAAGCCATTGAAATCCTATTTCATCTTGGATATTTTAATAAATTTGCTCAACCAAATCGCCTCATCACTGAATATGAGATTTATCAAAAATATATTTCAGCAAAGGTATTGACAAAATCATCATTTGATGATATAATGATAGATGCAATTAGATCATGCTGTGGCAAAGAAACCGAGAAGCAATTTAGAGAGATTGATAATAAAGCATTGATAACGGCTTTAATTAAGCAAGCCAATATCAAACCAGCTACTATTATTGATCGTATTAAATGGCAACTTGAGTATCTGGGATATTGTACGGTAAATGACCCAAATTCAGACCCTAATGATTGGTTGATACTAGACGTTAAGACGACAGGATATGGTACGGTTTACATCTCGGCTTATAATCTATGCTATGGAGCAGAACGCACATATAGAGCTAATAAGAAATTCTGGACAAATCATCAATTATCAAAGGGTGATGTAGCAAGGGTAGTATTGCAAGAGAAGAATAAAATGAAAAAGGATGAAAATGGTGAATGGGTAACGCTGGACGAAAAAATTGTCGAAATCAAATGTTGGAAGAAACTGGAGGTGTAAATGATGGATGCTATTGAATTTTTGAACGAAGGTACTAGGATGTGCAATAGTTATGAAGCATGTGTTGGTTGTCCTATGTATCCAACAGATGATTGTTGTATGGTTAAAATGAATCTCAAGCAGATGATAAGTATCGTTGAGCAATGGGCAAAAGAGTACCCTGTCAAAACAAGACAGAGTGAATTGCTCAAGCTGTTTCCTGAAGCTAGTATGCTGTATGATGAATATCTAAATATCTGCCCAGCTCAAATTTCAAGTGAATGTCGTGATAAAGAAACTGGCGGATGTTATGACTCCGGAATGGATTGCTGCAAATGCAAACGTGATTTTTGGCTAAAAGAAATTGAATGAGAATTAGGAGGATTAAGTAAGTAAATGAGTAAAGCAATTATGATTATTGGGCCAAGCGGTTCTGGTAAGACAACTAGCCTAGAGCATCTTGACCCAAAGTTGACATTTTACATTGATGCAGATGGCAAGGGACTAAGTTGGAAGGGATGGAGAAATCAATATAATAAGACAAATAAGAATTATTTTGTATGTGATGACCCCAATTCCATTTATAGTCTGATGCAGCAAATCAATGATAAGCAGAAGCAGATTAAGTATCTTGTGATTGATACACTAAATGGATGTATGGTAGCTGATGAGTTTAGACGCAGTAAGGATAAGGGTTATGATAAGTGGCTTGACCTTGCAACAAGCGTCTATAATATTGTGGATTATGCGAATAAGATGCGAGATGATTTGACGGTTATCCTCATTGGTCATACTCAGACCAGCGATGATGGATTTACTTGTATGCTCACCAATGGACGCAAGCTCAATAAGATTTGTCTTGAAAGCAAGATGACCACTGTGCTACTCGCAAAAGCCGAAGATGGTAAATATGTGTTTGAAACACGTGCAAAAAATTCTACTGCAAAAACTCCAAAGGGTGCGTTTGATACAGACGAAATTCCAAACGATGTGATGCTGGTAATTGACGCATTGAAAGATTATTAAAAATAATACTTGACAAGATAATATTTTTATGGTATAATTAGATAGAGGTTGATAGGAAGTTGCAAATTCTTATCATTTAAGGGTGGTGCTTATCTCACCATCCTACTCTTAATATAATTCTTAGATAAGGAGAATATAATATGAAGTACACAAAGAAATCAAATCCAAGAGAATATCGCATATGGGGAGCTATGAAGGCAAGATGTTATGCTCCATGCAACAGTAATGTTGGTCATTATCAAGAGTGGGGCATACAAGTGTGCGATAGATGGAGATATAGTTTTCAGTCATTTATGGAAGATATGGGCGAATGTCCAGACGGATATAGTATTGATCGGATAGATAATCATGGCGATTATGAACCGTCTAACTGTAGATGGGCAAGCAATGATGAACAAGTTAGAAATAGGAGTTTAACTAGATTCTATACACATGATGGAAAAACAATGTGTTTGAAAGATTGGGCTGATTATTTTGGCATTGATTATAATACACTTCACCATAGAATGATAAATGGGAGAAATTCTTTTGAAGATGCTATACGTCCAGATTTTGGCAAGATTACAAAAAGTAACACGTCAGGAATTGTTGGTGTAAGCTACCATAAAAATAAACAAGCATGGCAAGCCTATGGCAAAGTTGTTAATGGTAAACAGATATTTTTAGGTACGTTCAAAAATAAAGACGATGCTATTGCAGCTCGTAAAAAATATGAAGAAGAATTAAAGGAGTCTACTCCAGCTAAAAAAGCTGAGTAAAATATAAACAATCTATTTATTAAAATCAAATTAAAGCGAGGTTAAATTTATTATGAAGCGAATCGAAAATTGGGAGAATATTCAGGAAAGCACATCTTTTAAGCGTCTAACGCCAAACGGCTATATTTGCAAGATTCTTAATGTAGAAGATCATCCTGAGAAGGAATATCTCAAGATTTATTTTGATATTGTAAAGGGAGATGATAAGGGTTATTTCAAGAAGCAGTATGATGGCGATACACGCAAGGAGCGCAAGTGGCCTAATGCCGGTACATTCATTCGTTCTTATAAGGATTCTGCGGCATCTATGTTCAAGGGCTTTACAAACGCAGTTGAGAAGTCCAATAAGGGCTATAAGTGGGATTTTGATGAAAAGACGCTTGTCAATAAGGTCGTTGGTCTAATCATTGCAGATGAGCAGTATCAGAATCAGAAGGGTCAGGTTCGTGTCCGTAACTATGTCGCGGCTGTTCGCTCTGTTGAAACTATTGAAAAGGGCGAATATGAAATTCCTGCACTCAAGGAGCTAACTACCACTAAGGCTACAAATGCTCCTGCCAATGACCCAATCCCCGATTTTGGCGATGTGTTCAATACAACTCCAACTGATACGCCTACTCCTGCTGAATCAGAAAATCCTTGGGACGATTCTGACGAGAATCCATTTAGTCTATAAAAATATTAAAGGCGGGCTTGACAATCCCGCCTTTTTATTATATAATAGGTGTGAGGTGATGATGCTTGAATAGATTTCTATGTGTAGCTCAACTACAAGAGCTGCGAATCGACCTATATCAGACCCATATGAAAGCCAGATTCAGTGTCATCACAAATAACCAATGCCTTACCATGAGCCAAACATTGAGCCGCAAATGGAATGAGGCGCAAATCAAATCATGGCTCAATATGGCGCAATATATCCATCCACGAATAGACAGCTATATATATGTCAAGAATAAACATTATTATACAATGAAAAAATCTGATACACCTACTAGGCTATTGGTATCAGGCAATATCAATGAATGGAAAAAATCATTGTATTATAATGTACAATATTGCCGTATCGTTGAAGATAATGCAGCTGATAGCATGAATATAGAAATGGATGGACAATGGATTGATTCAAGCCGGTTCTTGAATATATGCGGCGATTCACCTAGGGTGTTTACTATCAAGCGTCCTGACGGCTGTGAGGGCTGTATATGCCGATTGCGGCTTGAATATGATGCAGGATATAGTATAGAGCAAAATCGGGTTATAACGCATCCTAGCGGTCTTAATGTGGTTGATTGTAAGAAAACAGATGCGGCTATGAACCAAGAAGAAATTGATAAGTGGATGTTAGAATATGAGATAATTTCCTCTTGACAAATCAATCAATATATGCTATACTTGGATTATCAAAGAGATGGAGGTAATAAATATGAAATGGGAAGCGTGGTATTATGACTATATCAACGGTAACAAGAAAACATATATTTACGTTGAAGCCGATTCTTTTGATGAGGCGATTGCTAAAGCTCGTCGTATTGACCTTAGAGTAAACGCGGCAAGAGTGGTAAGCGAATGAGCAAGTCACCTACAATTAAATGTCGCCAATGCGGTAAATCAACGCCAAAGCAAGATGCAATCGAATATAAGCCTAAATTCTATTTCTGCTGTGAACAATGTAAACAGGATTATATCAATGCTCACACCGTCAAGCCTAAGACAGAATCAAAAGATGATAGGCGCAAATTGCTGGATTATATACGCCAAATTGTGCCTGATGCCAATGTGCGGCTTGTAGGCATCCAGCTTGCACAGTTGATGCGAGATAACCCAGATATGACATATGGCGGCATTGCTTATACTATCAGATATATCAATAATGAGCTTGGAAAAGATGTATCTCAATCGCCGCTTGGACTGGTTAAGTATAAATATGACGAATGTAAAAAATATTATACTTGGCTAAATCAGGTAAAACAGAATATACAGCAATGGCAAGCTGAAGATGAAGTTGAGACGATTGTGAAAAGAAATGATGAGGAGGATGTGTTTGGATGAAACATAAAATGATTGGATGCTCTGAAGAATGTTTAGAATTTGCTTGTTGTGATTTCTGTATGTATGTTCACCATGAATTTTTCTTTGATAATAATGGAGATATTGTCCGTGGTGCGCCGATTGGATGTGGATTGCATGATGACAAAGAGCATCAAGACATTACTGAAGGATGTGGTTGTTGCCCTGATTTTCATTGTTTTAGAGCGGATGAGGACAATATGGTTGTAAAGGAGATTGATGATGATGTGTCCATATAAAGATGGTGCTAAATGTACCGCTCCCGATACAGACTGCCAGCATTGGCAAGGCACCTTTTGTGAATTAGATGAATTGAGGAAGGAAGATTGAGAATGAATATTAAACTTAAAGATGAAGAAATTGGCTATGATGCAGTTGGTAAATATGTAGAAGAATATCTAAATGAGCATTGTTGGGATGATTCGATTGTCGAACTTGAAATATCTTATGACAGTAAAGATTGGGACAGAATTAAAGAAATTGTATGTCCGATCAATAATTGTCGAGCACTAGAGTGGCTTAATGATTGGTGGGAAGGGCAGAGATATATCAATATTGTTGGTATGGCTAATATTGATGAAATTGATGTTCCAGCTATTTGAAAAATAAGATATTAGCAACATTTTTTATTTTTATGGAGGAATAATCATTGCTCTATGACCAAAATTCTGTTAGGTTACTATTGGGTTGTTTGCTAATAAAACCATCTCTTGCGATTTCTGACAAATACCTATTAAGCCGAGATGATTTCATTCAAGATTTTCACCTCAGATTATGGCAGGGCTGTGTTGCTCTTAGTCGCCGTGGAGCTGAGTCTATATCTGCACTAGACCTCTATATGCTATGTAAGAATAATAAGCAAGTAGAGGATATATTCAAGCTAAACCAGTTAGACGATTTCATTGATACAGTCAAGCAACTTACTAATGTAGGAAATTTTGAAGTATATTACAACAATACGCGCCGAGCCACATTACTCAGAAGTTACAAAACGGCTGGGTATAATGTAGATAAATTTGAGCAAGACGACAAAGCGACTATAGAGGATATAGTACAATATTTTGACGCACAGCAGATAGCTATAAAGAAGCAATTTTATAAAGACAAAGATATAGATGAGCTAAAAGCTGGTGATGGATTTGAGGCAGTCAAAGAGGGCTTCAAGGCAGAGCCGCTATTTGGTGCAACTACCTTTAGTGAATATCTGAACACAGCGGCTAGAGGCTGGATTCCGGGGCAGCTATCTATCTATTCGGTTGGGTCAGGTGTAGGTAAATCAACCATTGGCTTGGCTAATCTTGTGCAAGTATGCTGTCCTAGAATCTATGATATAGACAAGGGGCAATATGTAGATAATCCATGTTATCAGCATAAGGCTGGTCTATATCTCCAATTTGAGATGGCTGGTGATACTGAAATCACGCCTAAGATTGTGGCTACAATTAGCGGCGTACCATGCTTTAGCATCCTAAATGGACGATATGAAGAAGGCGAAGAAGAACGTGTAGATGAGGCTATTAAAATTCTACACGAATCTAAGCTATATATTGTCACCATGCCTAATTATACTGTTGATTTGATTGAATCCTATGTAAAGGATTATGTGGTAAACAGGCAAGTAGGCTATCTCTGTTATGATTATATCGTTGAATCCTCATCTGTATCAAGCGACCTAGCTAAAAAGAATGGGGTATCTACTCGTTCAGATCAGGTGCTATCTGGTATAGCAAGTAAGCTCAAGGATTTAGCCGTTGAATACAATATAGCCGTCTTGACGTTTACTCAGGTTAATGCTAATGCTATGACGCAGGAAATTATGGATAGCGGTGTTGCGGCTGGTTCAAGAGCCATTCAGAACAAGGCTGATGTGGCTGGGGTAATCATGCCATTGCGCCGTAAAGAGCAAGAGATAGCCGATATGATGATGGAGAAATATCCTGATAAGGTAAAGCCAAATAGATGCCTATCTGTCTATAAAATGCGCTTTTCGCAGGTTGAACAAGGCATTAAGATATATTTCCATCTTGATTTAAATACAGGTAGAACAAAGGATTGTTTTGTAACTACAAAATTTGATAAGCCTTATCAATTAACTAAGACAAGGTTGGTGTATGCTAAATGAAAGATAGAGTAAAAATGCTACAACTATGTGCTCAAGATATTGCCGCAAATGCAGATAAGCTATTAGTTGATGTACCATATTCTCAAGACTGTGACATTGTGATTGGGTTATATCATGATGATGTGCCATTTGTCAAGGTGGTGCAGAGATATGTGCCAGAGGAAATCGTGCTGTGGTATAAGGAGAACAGCTGATGTTGTGGATTCTGTTTGTTCAATGTTTGATTGGTGCGGTATTAGCCATTTCTATTGGTGGCAACAGTTATAAAAAGACATATAGTTTGAACGATTTGGGTATTTGTTGTATTGGATTTGGTTTACTGGCTTTTTCACTAATGTTCGGTGCGGCATTGATTTTTGTCTTATGATTGACATCACATCTCTCAAATCTCAACTAACCGATGACCGCATTATAGAACTAATGGATGCTCTAGGTACGCCATTGATGAAGGCTGATAGCAATAATTTGATATTCGGCTCAATTTGTCATTGGGATACTGATTGGGATAAACATAAAGCTAAATTATGGTACTATATAGAATCTAGCTCGTTCCATTGTTGGAGCTGCGGCTTTTCAGGCGATGCTATATCTCTAGTTCAGCACGTCAAGCATATTGACTTCAATCAAGCTGTATCATATATCTGCTCTATCCTGCATCTGCAAGTAGGGCAAATAGAGCAAAATGAGCAACTTGATAATTGGGCTGAATTGCGCCGATTTCTACCTAATGCTGAGCCAGAGCCAGATAGGCTCTTGACATATGACAAGTCCATATTATCTCTATTTGACCATTTATATCCGCAAGAATGGCTGGATTATGGTATTTCAGCGGATATACTTGATAAATTTGGCATAGGCTGGTATGCGCGTCAGGCGTGTATATCAATACCTGTCGTGTTTAATGGACAACTAGTGGGTGTAAGAGGGCGATATACAAGAGAACAGGATGTAGCTAAAGGCAAATATAGACCAATATGTACGCTGGATGGACAGGTGCTAAAGCTGGCAACATCACAAGTCATGTATGGCTATGACCAGAACAAAGTCGCTATTAAAAAGTCACGCCAAGTAGTGCTATTTGAGAGTGAAAAGTCAGTGCTAAAAGCGCCAAGTTATAATTTCCATAATTCCCTAGCCGTCTTTGGTTCTAATATTAGCAAACAGCATATCCAGCTATTGCTAGAATTGGGCGTAAATGACGTGGTATTATGTATGGATAGCGATTATAAGCAAGTAGGTGATGATGAATTTAAATTCTTTGTTGTCAAGATGAAGAAGTTGGCGGCTAAGCTAACTCCGTATTTTTCAGTTAGCATAGTATATAATAATCAAGGTTATGATATGTATAAATGCAATATGATGGATATACCATATGAGCAAGCAATGAAATTATGGGAAAGTAGGGTAAAAGTATGAGGGGCGAATGCAAGTACGCACATGAATGCCGGTATCAGCGATATGTTGATGGCAAAGAGCACACTGTGGTTAGAACAGAATGTTGGGCTACCAAAGAGCCGTTTGAATGTGATGCGGAATGTAAAGAACTATGTGGTATCTATAAGTCACTAAGCGGCAACGACAAATTGTCTTGGATTCAAACAGATGAATTTGATGATTATTTCGGTTATGTATTTAAGTGCGCTAGATGCGGCAAAGAAATTATTGGTACGTCCAATTATTGCCCTAATTGCGGTTACGAATACAAGCCTTGGGATGGCAAAATCCTATAAATTTAATACTTGACATATCAACCTCTTTATGATATAATCACTATATCAACAATAAGGAGGTTGATTTTATTATGAGTAAATTCAAAGTAGGAGATAAGGTGGCTTATGTAACCAAGCCAGACGAAGAAATTGGTGAGGTGAATTGTGTCGTTGAGGACAGATATGGTTGCCATGTCTTTGTTGCGTTTAACAAAAAGAAAGTGTATGAAACACAGCTAGCTGGTTATAACTATGATGAAGATAAGCTCGTCAAGATTGACGAGTATGCCTTATCTGACAATGAAATTTATACTATGCTCAAGCCAAAACTGGATAATTCTGTATTTAATGGTTGTATCAAATTCAATTTGCCCGTCATTATGGGATTTGATGGGATGGAGAAAGTACGATGCTATCGAGAGAATGAGGTAATTAAGGCCATTGCTTTAGCATATCGCTCTGGTTATCTTAGAGCTAAGAAAGGCAGGCCATTTAAGATTGGAGGAGAAAAAGATTAAGATTCATCCACTACTTGATTCCCTTAATGAAGCCACATTTTTAAGGGAATACTTATCTGCTTGTGGTATCGCCGATGTTGACGCATATCTGCATCCAGATAGCATTGAATATCAATCGCCTGATATGTATAAGAATATGGATGTGGCTGTAAATCTATTCAATCACTCCAAAGGTTCGGTTGGTATTGTGATTGATAGTGACCTTGATGGGGCGTGTTCAGCCGCTATTGCTTATATGCTATGTATTGAGAACGGACTAGAGGACATTCGTATTTATAGCCACGCTGGTAAAGAGCATGGGCTATCAGACCTAGCAGACCAAATCGCCGCTGATGAGCTAGATTTGCTAATCGTACCAGATGCCGGATCAAACGATATATATCAATGCGAAGAACTAATGTGTATGGGTATTGATATTATCGTCTTAGACCATCATATTATTGAAAAGCCCAATAGATATGCTACAGTAGTCAATCCATATCGAGCCGATAATGCGCCGAACATCAACACCGACATCAGCGGCACAGGTGTTGTCGAAAAATTTGCTTGTGCTCTTGGCTCAAATCAATCTTTCAAGGATTTGGTAGCTGTTAGCTTGATATCTGATATTTGCAGCTTGCGTTCACCTGAGAACCGCAAGTACGTATATGACGGATTGATTAATCTAACCAATCCATTTATTAAATACTGCTTAGAGCATTGTTGCAATCGTGGCGTTAATCCAGAGGGTGTGGCATTTGGTATTGCGCCCCTTGCTAATGCGCTTGCTCGTAGTGATGACCAGTCTATTAAGCGGCTGTTCTTTGATGCGCTGATTGGCAAGATTGAGCCAGAAGCCGCTGTAAAGGCTATGAAAGCCGTCAAGTCTAAGCAGGATTATCAGGTCAAAAAGGTAGTAGATAAGCTGTTAGATGGGCTTGACACGTCTCATAAGGTTATTATTGGCTTTGGTGAACCTGAGAATAAATCCTACTTAGGGCTTGTAGCCAATAAATTTTGTGGTAAGTACAATAAGCCAACATTCTTGCTGAGAGAGCTAAATAGCACAACATGGTCTGGCTCGATGCGTAGTCCTATTGATTTGCTTGAGATTATCAATGAATCAGGATTGGCTAAATGCCAAGGGCATGATGCCGCAGCTGGTATCACCGTCAAGAAATCTAACCTCAAGCGATTTGCGCGATTTTTAGATGAGCTTGATTTGGACGTAGAGCCAGATATTGAAGTAGCAGCTCAGATCAAGCCTAATAATATCACACGCAATCTTGCAAATGTGTGTGTAGAAAATAATATCCTATGGGGCAAGGATGTAAACAAGCCGTTATTTCATTGTATTTTAACAACTCCGCAGATTTATGTATATCGTAATCGCTCAACTACTGTCAAGCTGGTTCAGAACGGCATTGAGTTCATCAAATTCTTTGTTAATAATGAAGAAGCAAGCCAATTTGAATCAGCACAGGGCAAATCCATAGAGGCAGTAGTATCACTTGGATTAAACGAATATAATGAGCAGATTAAACCACAAGCTATTATTGAGCGATATGAGATTGTTGATAAACCAAATGAAAATGAAATTGATTGGAGTGAATATTTTAATTGAGCAATCTGAGAAAATGGACTAAATCGATTAGTATGGTTACATCTATTGTACTATACACGCTGATTCTGCGTGATTACAACAATAGATGGGTGCTATTAGTAGCAGCTGTTATTGCTTGTATGGCAAATAGCCTAGATGGTTGGATTGGAGGAGATGAGTCTAATTGAGCAGAGCAGAAAGAAATCGCCGCAAACGGACTGAGCGTCCCCTAAAATATGCTCCTATTAAATGCCCAAATTGCGGCTTAATAGTAGATGAAAAATATGTGGTTGACATAAATTCTACTTGTCCTATTTGTGGCAGAGAGCTATTTGCAGAATTAAAGAAAATGATTAAAAATAATTAAAATAGGGTATTGACAACCTCCTGATTCTATGGTATACTTGATTTATCAAAGAACAGGAGGTTGTTTTAATCATGAAATTCTGGATTCATCGAACATACTATTATGTGAGAACCGACACTCTAAGACGTACTTATCCAATTCTAGATATGTTCAAAATGTGTGACGAAGAAATTGATGAGCAAAAAACTATTGGTGCTTATATTGATATTTCTTCTGTGGAAGAACTATCTAAGATAAGCAAATCTATTGGTTATCCTCTCATTGTTGATGCGACACGAAAAATCCCAGAAATTGAAATCTATGATGATTGGAGAGAATAATCAGATGCAAGACGTATTAACCTATGAAGCATGGCTTGATGCTGTTTGTCTCATCTGCAATAGCTTACTAAAAGCAAATGTAAGCGTAACAGGTAATAACGAATTTAAGGTGACAGCTACAAAATATCGTTGGATTACATTTGTCGATTGCACCGGATTTGAAGCAATGTACAATGAGGGTTGGGAGCCAGCGTTTGGTGCAACTAAGCTGATGGAGATTATTATTGATAGATGGGAACAACTGCTGATTGAGGAGGATGGACGATGAAATGTGACATCTGTGGAAAAGATATTGAGCTAAAAGATGCATATAGCCCAATTAGATATCAAATAGGTGTACTCTCAAATCCAAACCAATCCATGTTAGCAAGGTCTATTATATATGAATTTGTTTGTGAAGAATGTGGCGAAGAAATCAAACAAAAAATCATGGAAATAAAAGAAATAAAATCCACTAAAACACGTCTCGATAATCTTCTTTTACAGAAATCATTTGAAGATACATATTGTAAATCAGAAAGTCGTGATTGTTGGTGATATTGACAAATGGAATATGTTACTAGTTGAGGAGGATAAATAATGCAATACATGGGTGGTAAAAGCCGTATTTCTAAGAAAATTGCAGAGATATTAAATTTAGCTATCAATAAAGACACGCCGTTTGTAAGCCTATTCTGTGGCTCATGTGCTATTGAATCTAAAGTGCAAGCAGATGTTAAAATTCTCAATGACAAGCATCCCTATCTTATTGCTATGTGGCAAGCACTACAAAATGGATGGACACCGCCTGATGTTGTGACTCAAGAAGAATATTATCGTGTCAAGGCTAATATGGACGAGAATCCTGCATTGACCGGATTTATCGGCTTTGGTTGCTCATTTGGCGGTAAATGGTGGGGTGGATATGCCAAAGATAAGCGAGGAGATGATTATTGTGGTCAAGCAAAGCGCGGCTTGCTCAAAGATTTAGTTGGTATTCGATCTGCTACATTCACTTGTCTTGATTATCGTGATGTAGAAATTCCAGATGGTGCGGTTGTATATTGTGACCCGCCTTATGTCAATACAACAGGATATACGGTTGGACAATTCGATACAAACGAATTTTGGGACTATATGCGCCAGCTATCTAAGAGATGCGACGTATATATTAGTGAGGAATCTGCGCCTGATGATTTTGAGTGCATTTGGAGCAAAGAGAAAGTAAGAACGCTTGAGAAGAATGACAATGTAGGACGTGTTAAAGTAGAAAAATTGTTCAAATATAAGGGATAATATGAAAACAGTAAAATTGACCCCAATGCGCATGATATTCAATAACCCTGAATCCAATTTTTCTATTATATCATGCCGCACTAAGGATGAATCAATAGAAACCAATCCTCAATATGGCACAATCAGCTTAAAAGGAACTGGCATTGCTGACCTGAAGATGGGGCAATCCATTGATTGTATCATAGAACCATGCGTGGATGATAAATACAAATACAGCTATAAATTCATTGGCTTTGCTGGATTTGTGGCTAAAGATGGTAAATTCAATCTAACAGAAAAAGCAGAATTACAGACGCTACGCAGCTTAATGACTAATGGGCAAGCTGAATCATGTCATGCCGCATATCCTCATTTTGTCAGTATGGTGTTGAATGGGGAAGCTGACAAGCTAGACCACAAAAAAATTCGTGGCGTAGGCAAGGTGCTATTGCCAAGATATGTTGATAAAATCAAGACAATCAATAAGCGTGTTGAATTTATGGGCGAAACATATGCTTGGGGCATTGAGCATGATGAGGATATAAATAAAATCGCCGCGACATATAAAAATGTATATGGATTTAGTAAGGATATAAATACCAATCCATATGCTGTTATGATTAACTTGCTTGAATGGTCATTTGATAGGGCAGATAGAGCCATAACTAAAAAGACGTGCCAATGGTTAGATAGTTATGAGCGATGTGAGGCGGCTACTATCTATGCCCTAAAGCATAATGAGCTGGACGGCAATACAAGGATGCAAGCCAAACAGCTATTTGATATGGTCAAGCGCAAAGCCCCTCAATGCGTTCATCATCTCCTCGATGTTGTGACAAAATCGGCGCAAGTACACTATGATGCGCCTAGCCAAAATACTGCTTTACAAGCCACATATAGTGCCGAACAGCATATTGCTGATGTCATCAAGAAAAAAATAGCCAATCCACATTATTATCCTATGAATTGGCAGAAGTTTACAAGTGTAGACGGATTGGAGCTGACTGATGAACAGGCGCAGATTCTTGAGATGGCTTGCAAACAGGATGTGATGATGTTGACAGGAAGTGCCGGAACGGGCAAATCGGCTACAACTAAGGCAATCATTGAAATGTTAGAAGCCAATGATTATACTTATACCCTATTATCCCCAACTGGAATTGCAGCAAAGAGGTTAAGAGAAGCAACAGGTCGTGAAGCAAGCACGATTCATATGTTCTTGACTTGTGGTGATAATTTGGGTGATTATGTGCTAATTGATGAGATGGGCATGGTTAGTGTCCATTTACTATCAATGCTATTCGATAAGGTAACAGATACTACCAATATAATCTTCATAGCCGACCCGTCTCAGCTTGCATCTATTGCTTGTGGCAACATTGTTGAAGATATGCTTGATAGCGGCATAGTGCCTGTATGCAACTTGACCAAGGTATTCAGATATAACACGTCTGGCATTATTACCATAGCTACTGATGTAAGAAATGGAGTAAATGACCATCTGACAGATACTTTCACAGATTATAAGTTCATTGAGATTGATACATTAGTAATCAAGCAAATTGAACAAGAGTATGCGCGGCTCTTAGCAGATGGATACAGTAAGGATGATGTGCTGATTCTATCCCCATTTAATAAGGGCGATGTTGGTTCATTGGCTATCAATGCGGCGATTCAAGCCAAATTCAATCCAAATGAACTAAGCGCAGTTGGGCATACTGTCAATGATACGCCTATCTATTTCAAAGTAGACGACAAGGTAATCAACAAAAAGAATGAATATGCTATGCCGCTTGTTGATGATGATACGGCTTTTGTAGCTAATGGCGATATTGGTACAGTAATGAAAATTGTGCCTGATGAAAAAGAGCCGTATATGATTGTGCGATATGATTGCGGTGATTGTATAGTAGATAAGGCGCATATCAAAAATACGTTATTGGCATATGCAATTTCTATTCATAGCTGCCAAGGTAGTCAAGCAAAGGCTGTGATTGTAGTGATTGATAGAAGCCATGTAAGGATGCTATCGCGCAACCTGTGCTATACAGCGGTATCACGCGCACAAGAGCGGCTAATATTGATTGGAGATGAGGCGGCTATTCAAGAAGGGTTAAAGGTACAAGAGGAAAAGGAAAGGGATACATGGTTGAGAGAGGAGCTAATTAAATGAATAAAGAGTCAAAATCTAGTGGACTTGGAATATCCGCTGTATTACAGATTGTATTCCTTGTTCTAAAATTGACAGGATTGATTGATTGGTCATGGTGGCTAGTGCTTGTGCCACTATGGACTGATATTGGTTTTAGCCTATTATATATAATCATTGTATTGATTATATATAGGTCGTGAACATAAAAAAGGAGGACGATGATTAAATGAACTATGAATTTCATGTAGGGGATTATGTTAAAACAAGAGCTGGATACATCGGATACATTGAGAGTATTCATGATTTGTTGCATGAGGTTACTGGTCTTTATGTACGATTTGTAGATGGTGATTGTCATTGTTTTGAAGTAACAGATAAAACTATCGCAAGCAATTTTCTTCGTATCGGTGCATATGATTTCACTAAGAAAGAAAAGAAGAAGATTGAGCAACTTGAAAAAGATTTGCCAATAGAAATAAAAGTTGGAGATAAAGTCACTATCATGAAGCAATATATTGATGGCAATTACAATACTATCATTTATAACACTAAGATGATCGATAAAATCAACGAGCTTGTTAATACTGTAAATTTACTGCTTGACAAATCAACTGAATCGTGATAATATATAGGACAAGGAGGTAATCTAATTGACAAAACAGCAACTAATCAACTATTTGTCAAACATGCGAACAATAGCAGAAGGTAGGTCAGATGTTCGTGTCAACGTTGGAAATCTACTATATGATATTGATCACATTAACACAGCAATCAATGTGGATGGCAAGCCAAATATTGTTATCCATGTTAAGGAAAAATAAAAGGAGGACGATTTATTGTTTGTAATTAAGCGTGATGGTAGAAAGGTAGAATTTGATAGCAGTAAAATCGCAAATGCTGTTATCCGGGCGTTTAATAGCGTATATTCTAATAATCTAACAGATGAAATGACCACATTTGCACAGCGCATTGCAGATGATGTTGCTGAAAAGAATAGCGATATGTCTGTTGAGGATATTCAGAATATTGTTATTAAGAAGCTCATGGCAAGCAAGTATAAAGAGGTGGCTACAGCTTATGTAGAATATAAGCATCTACACGAAATGGCTCGAAGCCAGTATGCCGCCCTTATGGATGCTGTTGGTGAAAAACTATCTGGCAAAAACATTGAGAATCAGAACGCTAATGTAGATGAACATAGCTTTGGTGGGCGAATTGGTGAAGCAACTAGAATTGTCACCAAGCAATTTGCTCTTGAATATCTTATCTCGCCAATGGCACGAGCCAACCATGAAAATAATGAAATCTATATCCACGACTTAGACAACTATGCTGTAGGCAATCACAACTGCCTGTCTATTCCATTTGATGATTTGCTTGCAAATGGGTTTAATACACGCCAGACAGATGTGCGTCCTGCACAGAGCATTAACACCGCCTTCCAGCTTGTAGCAGTTATCTTCCAGCTTCAGTCCCTACAGCAGTTTGGTGGAGTAAGCGCCACACATATTGATTGGACAATGGTTCCTTATGTTAGAAAGAGTTTTTCCAAGCATTGGTACGATGGCATGAAATATTGTGTTGGAGAAGAAATTACTTATCATGCTCCATTAGGGAATGAAGAGCCAATCGAGTCTGAATTTTATAAGTCAAGAGATTCAAGAGCATATCAGTATGCTATGGATATGACTACTAAGGAATGCTATCAAGCTGTTGAAGGTATGTATCATAACCTAAATACACTACAGAGCAGGTCAGGCAATCAGCTAAAGAGGATGGCTGGCTAACAAGTAATTGTTAGTACCAATCCGGGCAAAATCGGTGAAACTTAAATTGTAAATAAATTGTAAACAATCTTAATATCGTATTTACTTCTATAAAGAATTGTGGTATAATTAGAGCATAGGGAGGTGCTGATATGGCACGAAAGATTATATCACAAGAACTAAAAGACAAAATTATAGAAGAATATAAATCAAAGCCAATGCCGCTAGAGGCGCTTACGCAAAAGTACGACCTAAGTTATCCAACCATTTCAAAGATATTATCAGGTGTTCCTAAATATGCTAAAGCAACAATTTACAATCCAGAGCTAAAAGAGGATTTCTTTGAAAGTATAGATTGCGAAGAAAAGGCGTATTTTCTTGGGTTACTTATTGCAGATGGCAATGTATTCATTGATGATAAAGATGGGCGACAGGCATCAATCTCAATAACTCTTGATTCTAGTGACGAGTATTTGCTTGATATTTTTAAGATGACACTTAAAACAAATACATCGGTTACTCATGATAGACGCGGTTGCTCTCAAATTGCAATAAGAAGCAATAAAATGGCACAAGACCTTGAAAAATATGGCGTTGTTCCGAGAAAGAGTTTTGAAACATATCTGCCTCAAATAAGCAACGACTTAATGCCTCATATGCTCAGAGGAATTTTAGATGGCGATGGTAGTATCAAAGCAAAGCAGACCGATGTTAAAGGTCGCTATGCACACGCTATTAGTTATTGTGGCACACATCGTCTGATGCAAGATATTGCTGATTGGTGTATTTCTAACGATATAAAGAATCCAATTGTTTATGATTACAGAAATAGATGCTTGAGTGAGCTTAAATTACAAAGCGTTGACTCGATGTATAAATTTGGCGAGATGATATATGATAACGCCACAATTTATATGAAACGTAAGAAAGATGCTTATGATAAATTTAAGCAACACTACAATCTCTAATTTACAACATGGCAACGCCGAGGTAACTAGCCAGATAACGCAAGGCTGGCTAGCACCGTAGAGCGTAGGTGGTGAATAAATATAATCCACCCAAGAGTGTCCGCCCCTATTTAATAATAGGGTGAAAACGTACGCCGAACTTATGAGAAATCATAAGAGCTATGGGATAAAAAGCCCATAGGATAACAAATTGACCATTCACCAGTATTAACTACGGCACTTGCACATTGCCTGAAGGACGGCTTGTTACTAAGGCTCTGCTTGACGTATCAATCAATGGTATTGGTAAGCTACATCGCACAAGCATATTCCCATGTGGAATCTTCCAGTGTATGAATGGCGTAAATCGTCATCCGGGCGAACCGAACTATGACCTGTTCCGGCTTGCTCTTAAATCCACATCTCTACGTCTATATCCTAATTATGCAAATGTAGACTGGTCAAATAATGCGGGATATGACATCAATGACCCGCGCACCTATTTTAGTACAATGGGTTGCCGTACTGCCAACGGTATGGACATTAACGGATTTGGACAGATGAAAGACGGTCGTGGCAATATTTGCCCTGTGACTATTATCATGCCAACATTGGCTATGGAGGTTAAGGAATCTATTGACAGACTGTTCCCAAAAAATGAACAACCTAGTTATATTGATACATTCATGAAGCGACTCGACCTGAAAATCCATGAAGCCAAGGATATGCTACTAGAGCGATTTGAATGGATTTGTAGTCAATCGCCAGAAGCAGCTAAATTCATGTATGAGAATAATGTCATGTACGGATATGTGCCAGAAGAAGGCATCCGTTCGGCTCTAAAGCATGGTACGATTGTCATTGGACAGATTGGACTTGCTGAGACACTACAGATCCTTATCGGTTGTGACCATACTAAGCCAGAAGGCATGGAACTAGCCAAGCGTATTGAACAGCTATTCAAAACAAGATGCGCCGAGTTCAAGGAACAATATCAACTCAATTTTGGTGTGTATATGACTCCTGCTGAGAATCTATGCTACACATCAATGCAGAAATTCAAGGAAAAGTACGGCGTTATTCCTAATGTCTCTGACAAGGAGTTCTTTACCAATTCGATGCACGTTCCTGTTTGGATTAATGTTAATCCATTTGAAAAGATTGATATTGAATCCCAGTTGACAGGATATAGCAATGCCGGTTGTATCACATATGTAGAACTAGACGCTGCGGCAAAATATAATATTGATGCGCTAGAGGGCATTGTCAATTATGCTATGGATAAGGATATTCCTTACTTTGCTATTAATGTGCCGAATGACCAGTGTATGAATTGCGGATATTGTGACCAGATGGGTGATGTTTGTCCAATGTGTAACAGCAGAGACATTAAGCGCCTACGTAGAGTGACGGGGTTAACCATTAGTTGTAAGCCCCTAAATTGTCGTAAATCTGTATAATTTACAGAGTTCCTTTAATTGGACTGCTTGCGCGGTCAGAAATCAAATAATTATTAAAGGGGTATCAAGAGATGAATAATTCAAACCTTGAGTTTAGAAAAATTAAATCATTAAAATATCTATATGAAATCAATGAGAACGGTACGATTTTCCGCAATGTTAAGTCTAAAAAACAGTTAAAAATTAAACTTGACTATCACCATTCTAAAGGTGGTTATTATGTGACGTTTGTTCATCTTGGGGGTCGTAGCAAAAATAGTAAAATTATCCGTTGCATGATACATAAAATTGTAGCAGAATGCTGGCTTGGCGATTGCCCAGAAGGTATGGAAGTTGACCACATTGACCGCAATAGCCACAACAATAACTGGCGCAATCTTAGATATGTAACCAAAAGTGAACAAATGAGAAATCGTGACCATTCAAATATTAGCAAGATTGGCTCGAAAAATCTTGAGGAGGCACGTCGAGTTAGAGCCAAAGCGGTTAAAATTGTTGGATGTAGCGAAGAAAAAATATTTGAAAGTAAAGCTGATTGTTCAAGATATTTAGCTGAAATTTATAACAAAACCGTTCCTCAAATCGCTTGGAAAGTTCGAGAAGAACGCAAGCATATATATGATTATGATTTAATTTATCTAAATGCAGAGACTAGACACGGCAACTCTAAGGAGTAAGGAATAGTCCGCGAGAGCGATTTAACTAATGACTATAAGACAGCGTTTAATAAGGGCAAACAGCAAGAAGTCGAAATGCGTGTAAAGCACGAAAGATTTAGCAAGGAGTAAACTAAAATGACAGAAAATCGTATCAATTTCTATCTAGGCAGACTAGGTAATGAGGACTGGATTTGTTCATGTGATGAACTAGACCTTATGGGCGAACCAAATAAGGGCGATTTGGTATGGCTACCACTAGATGCGCCAGATGAGGAACGCGAGATGTATGTAATCATGCAGAAATATATTTCAGATAGTGAGATTAGCTATTTCTGCAAGCCATATAATTGGGAGGATTAAACAAATGGAATTTCTACTAAGATATTTTATTGATGGTAATGAAACATGTGACGGGCGTGTATGGTCATATACCCATGCCGCGCGTATGATTATCCCTCGTATTGGTGAACGTGTATGGGTCGATGATAACACCTGTGTAGAGGTTGATATGGTAACATATTCACCTGATTACTATGATGGCGATAAACTATATCTAGTAGATGTAGAATGTCATGATATTACAGAGGATGTTCTAGCTGAATGTGATGAGGAGGACTACTAATTGCCTAATGTATCTAATGTTCGTGTATATGGACTAGATGAGGCGATTAGAGCAGCTAAGTATCCAAAGGCGGTTGAGCTTGACGGCTTGACCGCCGAGCTCACTAAAGGTATTCAGGCTTGCTCTACTTGTCCTACTGGTACAGGTCATGATAGTTTTCTCAAAGGTATTATTGTTCAGTTTGATTTGGCACTTAGTGAGAAGGCATGGCCCGAAGCTCAACGTTACCATTGGCTTGACTTCGTATCTTCTTGCTCTACAATGCACAAGCTACAAGCCATGAAGCCCAAAGATTGTTGCAATCGCTATGTCGACCCAAGAGTAATTGATGTCCTACAAGAAAAAATTGACGAATATAACCGCCTAGTCAAAGTGCGCAAAGAGGGCATTACCGTCACAGATGATACATTAAAAGAAGCACGGCTCGAGATGCTATATAACATTCCTAGCGGTTTCGAGCTAACAGCCGCTATGACTACTAGCTATCTACAACTCAAGACAATCTTGCAACAGCGCCGTCATCATGCTCTACCTGACTGGCAAATGTTCTGCGATTGGATTGAAACCCTCCCACGCTTTCTAGAATTAACACAGAGAGGATATGAACCAAATGAAGATTAAAGCAAAGCGACTATCAGATAGCGCCAAGCTACCTACTTATGGTAGTGAAAGAGCGGCTTGCGCAGATTTATATTGTGATCTAAAAGTAGACAAGTGTATTGACCTGAATCCTGCACATGTCGATTTCAAGCATATGGAATATAGCGGCGATTGCTTTGATAGAGTTAATATTGCTCCGCATGAGACAATCAAGATTCCTACTGGATTGGCATTTCAACCACCTGAAGGATATGCAGGATTTATCTATGCGCGGTCTGGTCTTGCTACTAAGAGCGGCTTGCGTCCTAGTAACTGCGTGGGTGTCTGTGATGAAGATTACCGTTCTGAATATATTGTAGCCGTCCACAACGATACAGACAAATATCAAGTCATCAACAATGGTGACCGCATTGCTCAGCTTGAATTTAGACCATATGAACAGGCTGAATTTGAGCTAGTTGATGAGCTAGATGAAACAAAGCGCGGGGACGGTGGATTTGGTTCTACTGGCGTATGATTCTACCACGACTATGTATCAATGGTAGTAGATACCGTGTAGAGCTGTATTATCCAGAAGAACCAAATAACCCCATTGCCATCATGTCCGGTTCGGCTAAATCATCATGTGAGCTATTTGCTAATGTACTATATATGGCATTAGAGAATTATGATGATGGATATGATATTGGCTATAATGACGCTATAGAGGATATGGAAGAAGGTGAATTTGATGTGGAAGTTTAGACCAATAGGAAAATACTATGAGCTATTAGTCGATGGTGATAGCGTTTATCTATGCCGCAAGCAGGACACTATCATTCAAGCTGTGATTGAAGAACTATGTAATAGACACAATACTGAGATAGCTAAATATGAGAATCTGGACGTTGAGATTGTCAGCTGCGATGAGGCATACTTAAATGGTCTTGAAGATGGTAAAGAAGAAGCGGCTCAAGAACGATATGACGCTGGTTATGACGAAGGATACCAAATGGGCAAAACAGATGGATATGACTTAGGATATAGACGCGGATTAGCTGATGCTATTGCCTGTGAAGATAAATTAACATAGTAAAAAAATGGGGAACATGGTAGACATAATAATCTATCCAATGTTCCCCATAAATTTATATTATTTGCCAGTAGCCTCTGCTTTCATTACAATCTTGAACGTCTGGTCGCCTGTATTCTTTACCTGTTTAGCCTGAGTGACATAGCCAGTCTTAGTAGCTGTGACAGTATATGTATCACCAATGCCGCTTAGTAAGAATTGCTTGGCATTGCCACTAACTGGGTCAACCGTCTCGCCATCAACGTAAGTAACAGTGATGATAGCATCCTTTGGTGTTACATCAACAGTAAGTAAGAAGCCCTCTTGTAGCGTAACAGCGCCCTTTACTACCTTGAAAAAGCGCCCATCAAGACCAACACCACAATTACCACGACCAGTAATAGGCGTACCAATTTCTTCGCCTTCCGAACCATATAGAGTGATATAACCAGCGCCGCCAACTTTAGCCACGGTAAATAATGCACCATCCCAGAGCTGACCGCAAGTAGATACTGCTTTGCTTCTATCAACAGTTGTTGCATTTGCATCACAAATCACCCCGTTAATGATTTTGAGTGTATTTTTATCTAGCTTAATGCCACCACAAAAATTAGCCATATTTCATTCCCCTCTCTATATTATGCTTTAGCTACCCATGCTAATGCACCATTTACAATGCCTAGCACCTTGTCGTTATCAGCAGCTGTGAATGGTGGCAAAATAGCGTCAACATATGCCTTATCAACTGCGTCATTATCTTCAGTTGGTTCAGCCGTTAGCTTGAGCTTGCCTACCATAGTGCCACCTGATTTAAGGATTGCACTAGCTTGAATTGCGCCCGTCTTGCCATCTACATATTCTTTTGTAGTGGCATGATTCACTGACGTTGGCGCACCTACACTGACAGGTACATAAGTAGCCTGTGTATCAGCTTTAACGAATGCCGCCGTACCATCATTTGAGCCAGTTAATCTAGGCGCATTTGTACCAGTTGCCTCAATGGTTGAACCAATATATAATGGAGCCGGTCCATCTGTGCTGATTCTATGGGCATTGACAATACCATGCTCATTCATGTTCAAATCACTATCAACCATACCATCATCACCAAGTAAGCTATGACCGTCTACATACGCCTTGGTTGCCGCATCTTGGTCTGCAACTGGGTCAAGCAAATCAGTGATTTTATGATTATTCAAACTGACCTCTGATTCAATAGCCATACCGCTATCTGTATTACTAATGGACTTAACACCCATGATATTATTGCCATTCATGTATAGGTTGCCGCTCATTGGCACTGTACCATCTGACTTGAAATCACCTGATGCGCCAGCACCTCCAACGCCGCCCTTTATATTGAGCACGGGTCTACCCTGTGCATCCTTGGTATAATTAAATTGATCTGAATTTAATAGATAGCCACCATCTGCGGCTCTGATTGTTGCCATATATTATCACGTCCTATCAACTATATTCATCTGGATTCTCATTCTTTTTAGCAAAGATGCGCTTAAATGCCAAAGAAATCAGCTCAAAACCAAAAGCCCCAGCTGCATATATCAACACGTCGCTAAGATCGCACCCAATCGTCTCGCCCCAACGTATAACAGCATATGTCTTTAGGCAAGCTGCCCATATCATCACTAAAGTTAAGAGCCGGAGACAGTATATTACTATCGTCCGGCTCATTTCTCCTTTAGCCCATCTTCGCTTATTCCTAAGTTTAAGCATGGGTTATCATCCCTTATTAGCCAATTTATCCATCAGGTCTTTATTGTATTTGTATGTATCCAGCCAATCTACTGTAGCATCAGTAAATCCAAAGCGGCTCTTTACCTTGACTTTATTTGCTTCGTGCTTCTCATCAATCTGTTCGGCTTTAGACCCATCGTTAAGAACCATTACAGTATGTCTACTCTCATTTACTAGAACATCGCCGCGCTTTAGATATTGACTAGATGACAAATATTTGCTATCAGTTAACATATCGAATTTGCCAGTCTTAGTCCATTGCTGTTTCATCTGGAATGTAGCTGGAGCATTGCCCTGAGTATATGCCACGTCCATATTAACACCAGCTGCTTCAGCACAAACCGCCATAAATGCACTACAGTCTGTTTCACATGGGGTCTTGATTGCACCTAGATTCCAACCAGCTTTCTTGGCTTCGGCTCTAAGCGTATTGCGCTGATATTGATCATAGCCAATATTTTTATTAGCTACACCAGCTTCACATGCTTTAGCCATCTTTTCAGCTATCTTTGGGTCTTTGGCTCGAATCAGCAATGTCCAGCCCCCATTATACCAGTTAGATCGATTTAGCTCACGGCCGGATTGATTACCAGCTTGGCCATTCTTAATACCGCCATTTTCATCAATGCTGGCTTGACCGATATAAACAGCCATTATTTATTCTCCTTCTTTACGTTGACATTCTTAGTCAGATTTGTCAACTGGTCAATCATTTCACTAAGAGCCTGAACATCCATTGGGTACTGCACATATTCTGCGCTTGTCTGAACCATAGCCATGACCCATTCTTTACGGGTCGCGCCATCGGCAAATTTCTTTTCAGCCTGTTCCATTAGCTCCATCACTAGGTCAAGCAATCCTGCCCAATTCTTTTCTTGGGTCGCTTTCTTTACATACTGAACTAGCTTGAGAGCAAGAGGAATACAAGTTACTAATCCACTAAGAACCGCTACAATAACGGAAATAATCTGTTCTGTACTCATATCAATTTCCTTTCTATTTCATCATAATGCTAGAATAAGATAGGATAGGGCGAGATTGCTCCCGCCCATCCTTTGTTACGTTAATTATTCCTGTGGTACTTCGACTTCTAGGTCTTTAAGAATTTCCTCAACTTGCTTTCTAAGAAGCGCTGGAACCTGTGCAAGAGTCTTCTTGCCCTTAATAATTAGTGTTGCATAAATGATTGCCATAATACTATATTCCTCCATATGAAATAATTTATATATCAACGTTATGAGCGAACTCATACGTTAATATCTTCATCTAAGATGCGCTGAACTTCTACCCTAAGACGTTCTGGCACGTCATCAATTGTCTTTATTCCCTTACGAATAAGCTCTGCATAAATTTTAGCCATTATACTGCTCCTCCCCCTAAAACAAGTTCATATACCTCACATAACGCTGTCTGTAAGTCAGTCAACTGCTTATCGCTACCTTCATATGCCTCACATAGAGCCAACTGTAAATTAGTCAATTGCTCATCTGCGTCGTTTTTATTTGCGGTAATATCACCACTCATCTTTTGCTTTTCAATTGTCTCTTGAGTTGGCTTATACACATGATTGCCAGCTCCATCTACAATTTCTACATAACCAGCTTTTGCCGGTAATTCTGGTTTTGTGATAATCATATAATATACGCCCCCCCTTACGACTTAGCCTTGATGTATGTGTATAAACCATCACCAATTGATACTGACGGTAAATTAAATGATGGTGCTACATTACAAGAATATGGATCAACTTGGTTAGAACTGGATGATGATGTAAAACGATATAACACATTTCCGTCTGTCGCTACATTACTGTTATACTTGTCTTCGGCATTGACTACATTATTTGCCCAAGGCTTAATATTACCATTAGCATCCATATAATATCCATTGTTAAATATGATCTTATCATCTAATTGTAAAAATCCTTTTAATGTAATAGCATAATCATATGTTGCTGTTAATGTGTTTAGATTATCTAAAGATGTTCCTTTATATACATATGTATAATATTTTATTACGTCATATGGAACAATAATACGATAATAATAGCCATTTAAATAAAATATTGCCCAATATTCTTCACTGGCGTTTGATGAATGAAGATTAAAATAGTAATTAGTAAGCGTCCCATTAGGAGATACCAACACACCATAGTTCTTATACGAACCATTTATATAAGCGTTTGGTTGTGGAACTAATATACCATTTGGTAAAATTGTAATTGGCCATAATTCAGACAATCCACCAACATTTCCTGTGGTAATTGGAGCCGAATCAAGCGAATTATATATGTAATATACACTACTTCCAGAGCTGCTTGGTTTGCCGTTAATAAAATACTTCTCATGAGCATAAATACAAGTGCTTAATTGGATACTACTAGTTGCTCTATAAATATCTTGTAATGGTGTCGTTAAGATATCTCCATTAGCATACTTTGCAACAGTTCCATTAAGAAATACCCAATTATTATTTCCATATGCTATATCTGTATAGTTCCCAAACACAGACGACAAAACCGATGGATTGTATGTATATTTAGAAAAATCCAATAAATCGGTTGTATAATATGGGCGATTATTACCATTTGGACCGGTCGATCTAATAATATATTGTGATGGAGAAGATTCATTGGATATAATTTTAATATCATATACATTACTTTGTAAATTAGATAGGGTGATTGTACCTTTTGGAACAAAATTCAATTCTTTAGACTGAAATAATGGCGCTAATTCTGGATATTGTATTGTGGTATATTGTTCACCATTGCATAACAACCACTTGTCACCAAGATTTGTTCTTGCAGTTGTTAGCGTATCGCCAACTTGAAAGCCGCCACCATCTTTAGTAATAGTATGAATTGCATCGTCCAATGTCGAGCCAGATGGAAGGTTAGTAGCCGTTTGTGCGGTCGTGTCTAATAATACCTGTCCGCTATTTGTTTCTGGATATAGAGTATCATAATCTGTACCGTTATAATTCTCTATGATAAAATTTTTCTTTTCAGCCAATTATGTTCACTCCTTTAATTTGAAGTATACTTGCCCACTTATAATGCCAGCAGGAGGTTGAGTAGCAACCTTGATTACATCTTGCTTAAATGTAGGGTCTGATGTCGATTGTACGGCAACAATACGACTCGTCACATAATTGAATAATGCCGCTACTACCGTCTTATCTGTCAGCTGGTCGTTCTGTAAGATGGCTAGAGCTGCCTCATATTGACCAACCGTCATATACTGTTTGAACTGGATATTCAAGTCAACATCAGGCAGATGTAAATCTTGATATTTCATTATCGTCATATATTAGTCGCTCCTGTCACGTGAAACCAGAAGTCCGTAGCTTGCTGATATGTTGGCTGTGTTTCAGATACAATATAACCGGGGCTATATCTATCGCCAAAATATTGCTCTGTTGCTGTAAGCCCATCTAGTACATTATTCATAAGACCAGCTGAAATAATCTTCTGTTGCCCATTTGGTATTTGAGATAACACCTGTTGCGCCACATCATAACTACCAGCCTCCATAGCATCTTGATACTGCTTGACCAACTCACCATCATCAACTGTAATATCTAGCATAGTTGGAAATGTATCAACTTGATTAGGAAAATTAGTTGCCATCTAATCTCTCCTTTCTTATTCGTTGAATTTTGGCCCAGCCATAAATTTGCCAGTACCAAAATTACCATAAAATACGCTATTTACCTTATCCCATAAGCCAACATCACCTAGCTTATTCTGATATGGGATATAATCTCTAATCAATACTCCATCATTCCATATCTTACATGAATGTAAGAATGCTGATAGAGCCGGTGTTTGGAAATAACCGTCTTTACTATAAGTCAATAGCGCCATATTATTTTTCATCTTAAATTCACTTGCATCATATTGCACAGATTGCCCATTTACAGTAAGCTGGTTTTTATTCATATCTACAGTCATCTTAGTGAATGATGTACCAACCGATATTGTCTTGCTATTATCTTGATTATAACCAAATGTAATTGTTCCATTGTCATATGATACACCAAGATATGTATATGTATCAGGGTCTTCTTGCTTTTCCTTTTCATTCGTATATACTGAGCCAAATAGATAACCACTTGCTCCATTAAGTACAGTTATCTCCATCTGAACACGTGTATTATTATTTGGAATAAAGCCAGTACTAATAAACTGTGTGCCAGTAGACATAATATATTTTAGCTCAACCGGCTCTTGCGTCCCATCTACTAGATAATATGGATACCAACTTGACGCTGATATAGTCATGCTATTTGTATCACCATATTGCGCATTGTATGACTGTATCATATATTTTTTTGGGTCGCCTTGCAATTTCATAGCATGGCTCATAATAATATTGACATCAAGCCAAGGAATTGGTATAGTAGCTAATGAGATACTATCGTTAAGTCGACAACGCCAATATAGCTCAAGCTCAGCTCGTTGCTTTGCTAAATCATTAGATGTAATATTATCATATTCACCACTATAGCATACATGTCGAATAATACCCACAGAACTAGAACCAGCTGGGTCGCCTACATAGAACGGGCTATCTGGGTTATTGTCATATGCCACGGCTGCGGCTTGATCTTGACCTAAGTCTAAGAATGTATTGTCAGCTTGGAATTGCCCCACATAATATTTGTCTTTTTCAAGCTTATTTACAGATGAGCCATCTTTATTGACAAATTTATATGTGCCTAATGTAGTAGGCTCTGCTTCACTTGCACCAGCTGTAATTGTAAGCTGGATATCACCTGTTACATCACTAGGTGGCACAAACCCAATCTCTGTCCATTCTTGTAATGGTGAGCCGCCTGTCTCAGTTGGTGTTAATGACGGAATGTGCAAGGTCACAGTTGAGCCATTTACAGTTGTCTTGTCACTGAAATGGTCAATATCATGGCTACGTCCATATACCTCTATATAATTCTTAACATTCTCAAAATCTGTGCTTACTGATTCTTGAATAAGAATGTTCTGCCATACATCATCATCAATTAGTACAGGATCATTTGCACCAGTTGGAATTGTCTCATAGTGAAATACGCCATCTACGTCAAAATACATCTGATACTGTGGTAATATAGCGCACAGCTCTTTAAGAATATCATATACTGTGCCACCTTGAGCTATCTCAATATCATATGGAACTTCTTGGATTGTGTCGTCTACATTCTTACATTCACTTACAATGTATTTATTAAACCCGCCTAATTCCAATGCGGCGATTATAGCTCCACGCACATCTGAGCCAATAGGTATCTTAGTTGGTACACCCGGCAATTCACCATTTCTCAGCCCTGTCAATTTGGACATCAGGTCAAGTCCTGAGAAAGATAGAGTATATGTCGCCGCATCATATTGATAGCCAGGCGCATTGATTAGATATATACCTTGATTGTACCATTGGATATTGCCTGTACGGATATTCAAATAGCCTATCCATGGGCGAATATATTTATCAAGAAATATCTTACCGCCCGGCTGAATCTCAAATGAGCTATCTGTAACAACTAGACTGCATTCACATGAACGCCGCAAATCAGCATTAGCATCAACTGTGACTGATAATCCAATCAAGTTGCCGCTTAGTTCATCTACGACGTTCATGTTGAAGTCTAACAGGTCTAGCTTAATATATTGCTTAATATATGATTGTCTAAGGATATTATAATCGTCCTGTGTGATATTCAATGTCATATATTATGCCTCCGTTGGGATAAGCCCATTCATAAACAGGTCTGACTTATTATCCGGCTTACCTGTTTCTGTCCAGCTTGCACTAATATCACACATACCCATACCATAGTTACTATCATAAGATACTGAGGGATTGCCCGTGATGATTAAACACCAAGCCTCACCATTCCAGTCTTTAATCACCTTGGGCTTACCATTGGTCAAGAACTTTAGTAGGGTATTCTTTCTAGCTGTGATTTCTTGCCTATCAATATTACCAGTTTGCTCAAAGTCGGCTGGTAGCACCTTGCCTTGAATCGAGCCGGTCTGATAATTTTGTAAGCCATTGCTAATGACAACAGGATACTGCCGCCCATATGGTGTAAATACACCTACTTGCCGCACTTGGTCATTGTTACCATATGCAACGCCACTATATAGCTTATATACAGTATCTAAGTCGCAAATAAATACACCCTTGAAATTGGTAGCAATCTGCTCTACAATATAATCGCCCTCAACACCGCTCATCATAGGCACATAAGCATATTGATACTCAGTGAAGTTAAGCGCTAAATTATCAGTGAATGTAAACGATAATTCTGACAGGTCGTTAATTTGCGCCTCTTTGATTGTAGTCCACTCGAATTCGCCAACTTTGCGCCGTTTGAGCCTATAACCCGTAATATCCTTAGCAATCTGGTCAACATTACCAGCAGAGATATTATTCTCAAAGTTACAATCCATGACCGTCTCCCAATCCCAATCGGTAGGGATAGTTGGGTCATATGGCTTTGTGATATTCTTACTTACATTAAAATGGTCATATATGCCATTCTCAATGCGCGTCTTAGTAATATGTGAGACGTTAGTTGGCATAGGGTCAATAGCGTTTCTGTCAGAGCAAAAATTATAACCTAATACAGCAATCATACCGTCTCACCTCTATTCTCAATTTTTAAATCATATACATTATTGATGCGCCGACTCCAAATGAATAGATACTCTGTATCAGTTGGCTTTGCTATTTTATTAGATACGATGTTGTAATAATGCCGCCATTTTGGATGGATAGCTATAAGTTCAACCCATGCTTGTGTATTTGTTTCATAATATAATATTGTGACAGTTGCGCCATCATCATTGGTAAACGTTAGGATGGTTGAGTTGGGATTGAAGTCGCGTCCCCATATACCCATGGTATAATCACCAGCTATTTCATAGCCATCTTTCCACTCTACCCATGAACCATCAGCTCTAAGGTCAATCTCTTTATCATCAATATATGTAGGAGGGTATGGGTTAGAATCGCCCGGAATACCAACCATATTATTCTCAATCGTCACATAGCCATCATGACAGTTGTTGGTTAAGTACATGGTTGTATAGACACGCGGCACATAATAAACAATGTATATACTAACCTTACCTGATTCTACTGCTGTTCCTTCTACAGTTTGACCAACTACTTCGATCTGATAAGTAAGCCCATCTTCAAAGCCAGAAAATGTATATGCTAGAACCGTTGGTACTGGCTGACTCTGTATATATTTAGTTCCGCTCGTTGCTACCAAATCGCCCTGAGCATCATATAGATTAAATCGATACTGCGCCAACTGCTCAGATTCAGCTTGATTATACTGTGCCTCAAATTCAAATGATGCGTTAGGGATATTATTGCTAGGCGGCATATTGTTAAAAGTTAAAGTAGGCTGAGTATAGCAATAGAATAAAATTGGGTCTGATTCAACTGATATGTTGCCTTGTGCGTCAATAGTCTGGATTGTCGCCTGATAACGCACACCATTAGTTAATGTATTAGCTGGTAATGTATGAATATAAGCAAATGATGTAACCGTCTGTTTATACACCTGAACCAACGTTGCATTATTTTTTATTGTTAATATATTGCCTGTGACCTGAGAGCCGCCTTGTGAGTAGAACTTAAACTGTTGCGACTTAGTTGCATCAAATGCGGCCATCGGATACAGACTAGGTTTGGTTAGAGCCATATCTCACCCTCCTTTCTATAATTCTACTATTTCTGTTATATGATACCAATAATCACCAGCTGATTGACCGGTTGGTTGAGATAATGAAGTCACGATTTCTGTACCACTACTTAAATTACTTACTAAGTCCCACACTGCCTTTGCGCTAGGGTATTGTGTGGCTGTGGATGATGCTGATATCGTATTCACTTTGCGGGCTGTTTGCTCAAATATTATTATTGAATGTTGAATACTTTCATATACCGTAATTGCAAAAAAATCCGCCTGCCCTCTAATAGTATTTTGGAATATTACCGCACTAAGCGTAGCTTGTACAAGATTATAATATATTTGTTTGTTTGAATTATATAAATATACGTTTTTCTTGTTTTCTACTGCATTGTATATATCATCAAAATATTTATCAACCTCATATGTATCATCACTATTACCGGTCAATGTCACAACATACATATTATTATCATCAGCAGTAAACGGCTTGATAGATTGGTCTCCTAGAGTAATCGTACCATTCTCAATCTTAGCATCCGTTATACCATATCCAGCGATTGTAGTAGGTTTATCTAATACATTATTCCATTCAACCGCATCTGCTGTGCCACCGCCAGTTGCAGATAATATGCCATCTTGTGTCACATTTAATCCTGTGCCTACTTTAACTCCACCAAGTTGTGTGGTAGATGCTATAGGAACATCTGTAATAAATCCACTATCATTATCTAGCTGACTCGTTTTGCTTGGGATAACAGTAGTATCGGGTAAAGCCCCGACATCACTAGCATTGAGCTGAACTGCTCCTATTTTACTATTAACAGATGTAACAGGTGCTGTTTCTAATTTCTTGTCAAGCTGTGTTTGTACATTGCTAGTAACACCATCAAGATAACCAAGTTCAGTTGACGTAACATTGCTTACTGCTACTTTTCCGCTTGAATTAGATATCAATGCTCTATCAGCAACTAGATTATCATCAGTGATGGTGCTAGCCGCACCTACTATAATATCCTGCTTACTGGTTAGAGCCGTTTGTAAACTAGTCACGTTCGTCTTTAATGTGCCAACATCAGTCTGTAACCCATCAATGTCGCTTTCGGCCATAGCTATATTGTCTTCATTAGTATTGATTTGCGTCTTGAGAGCATCAGTAAAATCATTATGGGTGCGAACATATGTTGTGCCATCACCAACATCATCTTGTGTCAATACGACCGCACCGGTCTTTGCATTAACTGATTGAACAGGATAAGGGGGCGCGTTATTTGTGCCATATAATCCTAGTTGATTAGATGTTTGATTACCAGATAGGGTCGTGCCGTTAATAGATGGTCTATTGGTCAACTGATTATAATCTGTAGTACCTGTGCTTCCACCACCACTAGATGAGCCTCCACCTGTAATAATAAACGCTTGATTCATTGAGCCATTGGGACAAAATACTCTATAACTCTTATTTACAGTTGGTGCATCACCATAATACGCTATATTACTATGTGTCTTGCCATTGACACGCACTGAACAGGTATTATTATCAACTACGGCCGTTACTATGGCTGTATATATCTTAACCCCATTTTTAGCCGCATTTTGGGCTATGATATCAATAGATTGTAATAATTCTTCACTAGGTAACACTAAATCACCTCTTTTATATAATCCTAGTAGGTATATTTCAACCTACTAGGATATTATGTTAACTACGTCTTGTCACATATTGTTGCGCCAATTCTCTTAATCCACTTACGAACGATTGAGCATCGCGCACATTTGGCAATGTAACATTGCTAATATTGAGCGTCTGCGCCCAACTCTGTGCCTTTTGAGCCAAAGATGACAACATATCACTAGGTGTCATAGAACCCCATCGCCATAGATTGTCTGTTATACCACTTGGCAATATACCATCGCCCTGATTCAGCACTCTTAACTCTGGACCATTTTCACCAACAATCGATAACCCTCTATCGGCACTTCTTGTACCCCCTGCATACCCAGAAATACCAGCTTTGTGCATTTCAGACGCTAGATTTAATAAGTATCCCTTAGATACGTCAGATTTAGAGCCATCATATAGCTTCTGAATTTCATCTTTGGTTATGGAACCAGCGAAAATTCTATTATATAATCTCTGGTCACCAAACCCCTCAAAATCAACGGCATTTGCCGCATTATACTGTGCCGCTTTAAGGTCAGGATTTTCAACAGTGTATCCACCGTACTTATACTCTTTGTCACCAGTATAAAATTCGTTAGCCCTTGTTTGCCATGCTTTGCTGCCAGATTCATATGCCTCTTTGTATAAGTCACGGTTAGTCTTCCACGTATCTTGTTTACTAACATCTGTTCCGAAATATTTTGAGGCGGCTTCATCGCCATATGCCTCTCTATATTCCTTAATCATCTGTTGCTTGGTATCTCTGAGCTTAGTCCAATATGCTACCTCATTCTGAGATTGGGCATTCTTTATCTTTTCGCCAAAGTCTGTATCAACGCCATGATATTTTACGTTTTCTTCGCGAATTTGCTTCTTTAGCTCTTCTTTTCTAGCACGAGCTCCTTCGAGTGCAGTTTGTCTTGCTGCTTCCGCTGCTGCAAGTTGCTCATACGCCTTACCTGGCTTCATAGCCTCACCAAAAATATCGTACAACTGAGCATCTGATATTCCTTCGAGAACACTACCACCAAGTTTCCCTCTAGCATACTCCATCAGATGAGATTGAAGATATCCTGCATACCCGCTTACATCTCCGCCTTTTTCAAAATAATCCGCAAAGAACTTAGATGACTCACTGCCAATCATATCCATAAGTTCTTTAATCTGACGTTGCTCAACATCTCGATATGTCTCTTGATACTCAGCTTGTGCACTAGATATAGCATCGGCATCTTGCATATATTGGAAGCGCCCCTCGCTATATACAAGCATACGGCGTTGTTTAGCTTTTTCTAGGGCTTCGAGCTTTTCTTCAAGGGCTATCTTGTCCTCAAGTAGCTGATTCTGACGGTCATATTCATCTGATACTTCTTGAGCTACTTCTTTTTCAGCGGCGGCATTGCTAATAGCTTCTTTTCGTGCAGCATCGTATTGCTCGTTAATAGCATCGAACCTTGCGTGGATTACGTCCCAAGCGGATTCAAAGCCACTTACAATATCTTCTGCTGGCAAACCCATTTTATAAGCTTCATTTATCTCAACGCGTTTACCACTATCAGTATAATAAGCACCAACATTGATAGTTTGTAGCTCTTTACCAGCTTTGACCATTTGAAGAAGACTATCCTTTGATTTTTGGGCGGCATTGTTAACACCACTCAATTTGTTAGTAAATTCTTCAACTAAGCCTGTAGAATCCCCAAGTGCACTCTGTAGCTTCTGATATAGCTCTTCAATGGTAAAATTGCCCTTTTGAGCAATCTGCATGAACAGCTCTTCAAGCACAGCCATGAATCGAGCAAATTCAGCTTCAGCTTCTTTATATTTATCGCTAGTTTCATCAAATCCTTGTTGCTTGAGCTGAGATAAATAATCCTGATAGGATTGATATATAGTAGCTACTTCTGATAGGGTTGACTGTAAATCTGATTTACTAATATCTGGGTCAATTAGCTTGAGACGGGTTGATTCATCAGTCAGATATTCACGCAGTTCTTCAATGGTATTGATGGTTTGTGCTTTGACCTCTTCTTGGTCTTTCTTAGTTGAGGATGAGCCTCCTCCACCACCATAAGACGATGCCGTTGATTTGCGGCTTTCTTGCATAGCTTTAACCATCTCGGATTGAAGCTGTATATAATACTCAGTAAGCCCAGTTTGTTCTTGTTTTTGCTGGTTTGCAACGTACCTCTTAGCCTCTGCTTCAGGCATACCATATTTTTTCATGGCCTCTTGCACAGACATACTAGTGTCTTTAACAGCTCCCGGCGTACCAATATTGGCTATAGCCGCCTGAGTAACACCAGCCTGAATGGCAAGATTCTGTAACGCTGTTATTTTTTGAGATACATCTATACCTGTATCGTTAAAAATAATAGTCTGCGCCGTTAAGTCATATAGTGACATTTGAGCAGTATCGGAAGCGCCAGCTTCTTCAAGTAACTGATTAGCCAACACAAGTGCCTGTCCCTCAAGCGTGCTTAAATCGCCAGCCGTCTGTTGACCAGAAACACCTAATTGCTCTAATCCACTAGCTAACTGCCAGGTGCCATCATCAGCTTGCTCACACGCAGATGCCATAGCTATAGTACCATCAGCAAGAGTTACAAGTGTGTCTTTTACACCTACTGCGCGACTATCAACTTCGCCAATAGCCACGGCAAGACTAAATGCTTCATCTACGGTGAGTCCAAATCTATTGCCTAAAAATTCAACAATGCTTGCTGCATCATTAAGTCCATCAGTAGTTGATACTAATACTTGAAGAACGGCTTGGTATCCCGATACAAATTGTTGCTGTTCTGTAGTTAGTGTTTTTAATCCACTTAAATACTCATACTCGCCCTGATTTGTTTGAATATAAGCATCCCGTTGCTCCTGCATTGCAGTTGTTAACTTGACTGAATTATTGGCTGCTTGCGCAAATTCCGACATCAACTGCCCCTGAGTAGATTGATACTCAGATGCAGATTGCATAGTAGTGGTGAACCTATAACCTAATAACTCAAGATTCTCTCTTAAATAATCAACTGACTTAGCGGCTCTTTCTGAATCTGAACCTAATTTATCTAACTTCTCAATCTGAGCTTCTGTTAAAACAGTCCCAGTCTTTTCAGCTAATGACCTAACTGCTTCTTCTGTTGATGTGTATTCGCCAACATCTTCAAGCCGGCTGGTAATTTCATCACCGGTAACACCATATATCTCTTTTTGAACTGTTGTGCCAACTTCTCTATCAGCGCCATATGCCTTCTGAGCCGCATATTCTGCCTGAGATTTTCTAGCTCTTTCTAATTGCTCATAATATTGAAGTAATATTTTAAGTTCTTCATTTTCTTCGTACCATTGTTCGCCACGTTTATCTTCTGGTACTTGCTGTAAATCTTGTAATTTCTTTTTTACTTCTTCAAGGTTCTTTGCAGCATCTTCTGCTTCTTGTTTAAGCTCTTCATAGTTGCTTACAAGATTCTCAAATTTTCTATCCTCAGCAGCTTGATTTACAGCTTTTATAATTTCAACTAAGGCTGTAATGACCGCAACTGTGCCACCAACTATTAGAGCAATTTTGCCACTTGCAAGCATACCTAGGAACGAGTCGCCACCAACTCCTAGATTTTTAAGTTGTAAACCAACCTCAGCTATCTTGCCTACAGTTTGCCCAACAATGCCAACCAGACCAGTAACACCAGTGCTTAATACACCAATTCTAGTAATAGCCGCGCCGATATCATTATTGGCAAAATTGAGCATGGCTGTACCAGCATTGATAAAGCCGCCAACTAAGTCTTTTGATAATACGCGATTTGCAAAATCTTCAAATTCTGCTTTAAGAGCCTGTTGCTTTGCTTCTAGGCTCTCCATATATTTACTATTTTCCTGTGCCGCAGAGCCAGCAGACTCTAAGGCTGCTTTGGTTGCATCAGTTGCGTGACCAAAGTTCTGCATCACACTAGCAAGGACTTTATATTGATTCTGTCCTGCAATAGTATCGCCAAGAGCCGTTCTTTGAGCATCTGTCATAGAATCCCATTTGGGCTTCAATTCAGACAGCACATTAAACGTGCTCTTTAAGCTACCATCTACATTTTCTACTGTAATACCATATTCTGCAAGAGCATCTTGATTTTTTACAATACGAGCCGCAATCGTTGACAAGCCACGGGCAACCTGACTGCTGCGCCCCTGCATGATTTCTGTACCGCTAGTTACGAGACCGATGACTTGTTCAAATGAATTGCCATAAGTAGCCATACCACTAGCAGCAATTTCCATTGCTTGTGATAGGTCATTAGTACCTACACTAAAATTGTTTGCCTTTGTATTTGACTCGATGTGCTAAATCGAGCCGAGGTTATTCTATAACTTTTAATCCTTGTTATAGAATCCTCGCCTATTGTTTCCAATAGGAATAGACTATATCATCACCCTATTAAATAGGGGCAGGGTACTTCGACAGATAGCACTTCTGTCTACTCTACTAGCTTCGGTTGGTATATCCCCAACCTTATTCAAAATGCGTTCGATAGTCGTTGAACCTTACCAAGTATTCCATCTTAGTCTTGGCTGCTGATTGCCATGCTCTATATGAGTTTAGGTTTCCAGCAATTCACCCTGTTTATAGAGGTCTATAAAGTTAAACCTCGTTGTATGCATCGATAACATGAGTGGCAAAACTAGCGTCTTCACCAAATGCACGAATCTGTGAGACAATAGATGCAGCGGCATCTTCTGCCGAAACAGCCGTATCAGCTACGTTCTGATAAGAAGCAGCAACTTTTGCAAGCATGGCAGCATCTGAATCGTTGAATCCGCTCTTACGGAACATAGATGCCGCCGATACCATCTCTGACGGTTATAAATTATCTAATATTATAGCTTCCCCCAACGCCAATCATCATCTAATCCCCATTCATTGATTCGCCGCTCTTCCTCTTTTGCTCGGCTATCAATATGATAAGGTGATTGATTATTTTGTTGATTATCATGTTTTCCAAATAAACCAACTATCACACAGTATAATGTCCATATGCCAATAGCCGGGAAAATCAACATGATAAGCATTAAAGCAAACATGATAGATACCTCCTTTAAGTATCTATAACATAGCACATATTAGATAATTTGTCAAGAGGTTTTTAATCTCTTCCTGAATATTTCTTCACCCTATACAATTGGAGGGTCGCCCTGTATATTCGATTGACACATCCCTCATCAGGACTTCGCGCCCAATCTGCCCTTTTATGATACATTATTTATCATTGATTCTTTAGGTTTTTCAACCATGGAATCATCCTTATCGTCTTTCTGCTTTCGCACTAATTGCTCATTATTAATGAATGATTTTCACACTCAGGCATATCTCATCCTCATGTTGTAGTGATAAGGCTCTTTAGGCTTTCAAGGGTTTAGGGGCTGTTCTCTATGCTGCTTTACCATCGCAACATACCGGCTCAGACCGATTTGGTTTACCGGTTCTTGCTACTTCTCTGCCAGATTGACTTAGCTTTGCAACGTATTTATCAAGTGCTGTACCCTGTAAATCGCTGACCTTCTTGAAGTCGGTCATGGCATCATCAAGATTCTTGACTTGTTCATACATACTACTTAAAGCACCTGTTGCTAAATCAAGAACTTGTCTAAACTGCTGATAGGTAACAGCAATATTTTCTGTTTCTGTATTAAGGTTCTTAGTAGATTGAGTTACACCATCTAGCTCTTTTTTAGTTCGCTCTGCACCATCTGCTGTAACACCAATCTTTAACTTAGTATCTTTATTGTTTTGTATTTCTTTAAGTTGTTTCTTTATACTCTCTTCCTGTAGTTGAACATCAACCAGAATCGAGTAGTTAGAGTTACTTCCAGCCATTCATCACACTCCCTTTTTTATTTGTGAGTAGGCTATGAGGATTCCTTCTGCACAATCATCCTCATTCTTTTTGCTACTTGGGGCAACCCATGCCAAATCGAGGCTAAATTCTTCATTCGCCATCTCTATGGCTTTTTTCTTCAGAACATCTCTTTGCAAACCAGCTCTAGTACCATCAAAGAGATTAAGGTCGCCACGCCATTTACTTGGCATCAAGAAGCATGGCTTTATCTTGAAGCCAGCACATAATGCTAATATCACACCTTGTACTGCGCCCAATTTCTCTATGGTAGACGCGCCTTTTTTTAGTGGCACTTCCTCAGCATAGAGAATTGTTGGTTTATACTGTCTAAATATGTTTGATAATTCCATAGTAAGCCCCATTACTCTATCATGCCAATCATCGCCCTTTGGTTTAATTGTGCCATATGCAATGAGTCGCCCATTATCAAATATAGACCATCCAGTAGATGACGTACTAGCATCTAATCCTGCTATAATCATATCTAGTCCACCTTGGTTGTCGTGACCTCTATGGCTTTATTGTGCATCTGCACTTTAAGCCCAGCCGCCTCCAACCCCTCTTTCATCCATTGTTTCATCTTGCGTCTACCTATGCGGTCATTCAGAACTCGCCATGCGTTTCTAGCTTTACGCCAATATCCATCGCCAAACAAATCACCAGCACCCTTGCATCCATTCTCTTGATAGATGATGTCCGCTAGATAATATCGCGCATCCCTACCTCGGTATTCACCACCAACGCCAATATGTTGACCAAAATCAGATGCCCCATAATCTACGCTACCTACCCCCATATTATTAGGCTTGTAGTAGAATTTTGCATAACCATCCTTGTTAGTTGGATTATGTGTATCCTGCGTATATTCCCATGCATTCAAAAATCCCATGCTTCGATTATATTCTTCTGGCATTCCAGATTCATACACTACCACTCTGACAATTTCTCTATTTTCATTCCATACTTTTTGTATGACATAGTTGCAAGCTTGTTGAATCGCAGGACGTAAAATTCTCCTTAGCTCAACATCATTTCTTGCTTGTAATAGAGGCATTCTTCATCACCTCATCTACCTTATTACTAAATCTAGGTAATTCTCTTGCAATCTGCGTAATAGACTTCTGTAGAGATTCTTCATACTTGATAGCATCGTATAGCTGGAAGATATTCTCAATTCTATCATATACTTCTTCAATAATGCCTGTCTTGAGCCAATAATCATGATCGTGCGCCTCAATTTCTTCTTTCTTGAGGTCGGTTGCAAAATAAAGGATACACATATCAATACTCTGCTGCCGCTCTGCCCATGAATTTAGCTTCTTTAGTCCATCAACAATAGACTGAATCTGGCTATATGTTAGATACTGATTGACCTTAATACCATATTCTTTAATCTCTACTGGCTCTTTACTCATAATATTTTCCTTCATTATTCTTTGTTCTCCTTTACAATTACCTTATAATTTCCTTTATACTTCCTTAATTCTACATTATCTGGGATATAATCGTATGGGTTTTGTACCTTAATAACCCCATCGCCTACTTTGACATATAGATAGCCATGCCGCTCAAACTGCACATTGCCAGTTGGCGCAGATTTAATTGGGCAATTAGCCATATATGCTAGGGGCTTCCAGATATGATGCTCGATACACCGCCTGACATGAGGGCAAACAAGATGCCCCTCTTGCTTGTTACAAGTTGGGATTTCGTCATAATTTACTACATTACAGTATGGACAATCCATTATTTTTCACCTACTTTATTTGAATGTAATAAAATGGGGAAAGATACGAATATCTCTCCCCATTAAAATTAAACGAATTAAGCAGTTACAGTGACCTCAGCATAGCCAACAACACTAGGGTTAACATCAGGGTCAGCACCCTTTAGAGTTGCGGAAATGTGAGCCGTACCAGCCGCCTTAGCAGTAACAACACCAGCCGTGCTGACTTCTACATAAGTATCACCATCTTCAACCGCAAACGTAAAGTTGGCATTATCAACAATCTTAGGAGCCTTATTGCCGTCAAACAGCACATAGCAAACTAAAGCCTGAGTACCCTGAGCAGCTAGAGCAATATCAGCATCCTCAAATGCAATAGCCTTAACTTCGTTCTGCCACTTTGCGCCAAAGATTTCTTCAGTCATAGTGCCATAGTAAGATTCAGCTTCGCAAGAATCAGTGTTATCAACTGCTAGAGCAGAGCCAGACAAAGAAACGGTTGCCGCAGAAGTTGCAGTAAGGTTAAGATCTTGTGCACCGTCAAGCTGTAGTCTAGGAATATCAGTGATTAGACGACCAACCTTAGTTGCATTGTTCGTAGTGGAAATATCCGCATTGAACAGGTCGTTAAGAATGATAACATGAAGCTCGTCTGGCACATAGTCAACTGGAATAATGATGCTATCAGCATTAGCATTCTGATAGAAATACATCACACAATACTTCTCACCAACCTTAGCATTGGCAATATCCATCGTGTATACGCCATCTGCCTCAGTGATAGTACCAACGGTATAGTCCTTCTCGCTAGGAGTACGATACCAACCAATTAGTGAACCAGCAACGGCAGTTGGGGTCTGTGGTAGAGTGACCTTGCCAGCAGTCTGAACAGTTAGCTCATTCTGATAAACACCAAGACCGCCCTTCTGTAGATCGACACCAAGGTTAGCGGCAATATACTCTAGCTTGAAGCAAGAGTCAGTAATCTGAACAGTTAGACCAGAGTCATGGTAATACTTACCAATTAGTGCATTGCCCTTACCTCCACGGATTTCCTCCGAAGAAATAGTAAAGCCAAAGGTTGACTCGGTTAGAGTCTTAGCGAAGCCGATGATAGTCTGCCCTTTGAGTAGAATAGCATCACCAACGCCAGCTAGGAATTTTCTCATATAAGATTTCCTCCTTATTGATTTACAATATTATTTATTTGTTTTATCATATCGGAGTTGGCTTGTTTAACTATGCCATCTCCACCCATAGATTTATTGTAAGACTCAACAGATGTAACATATCCATCGAGCCTGTCCTTCTTTTTCTTGTATATCCAATGCTCAAGCTCTTTAGCTTTTCCAGCATATAGCATAATAGGACGCAAGGTTGTAAATTCAACCTCTCCTGCGCATTCTTCAAATAGCAATTGCAACGACCGCATTGTATACTGCATCAATGTTTGTTTATCAATGCCACAATGAGCCGTAATGATAGCCATGCGCCGCTCTAGGTTCGGTGTGCTTATACCTTGGCTTTTTAACCTATCTACCTCACCCATCATCTTTTTCAAATCTGGGTCGATATATGTATCGTCATAATGCGGCACATTCTGATACAATATGATGCGCTTAATATCATCAAATTGCTTACCTGTGATTTCAAACGATTCATCAGGAGCAAGTATACTGATTTTCTTCTTTTCGTTAATCTTGATTTTCCAATCTGGCATACCAAGACACATTTTAAGGATATTACAAAATTTATCTAACAATAATCCTGATTGGTCTGTAGGCAACATGACTTTAAGTAAAAAATCAAGATAACTCATCTGTATTATCTCAACAGAATTAAGCGAATTTTTATCTATTTGAAGAATATCGCAGCTTGACAAAAAGACCTCGCTGTCGTATACTGATATAGGCGTTATATCAACATGGGTCGTATCTGATAATTTATATGGTACTGGCTTGTCGAAATAAAAATATCCTTTTTCAAGGACGGCAATATCAATCGCCACAATCTACCACCTTACCAGAGTCGCCAACATTGACCGCCATATATAGCTGAACACCTGTAAATGTCTTATTATTACCAATGGTTGATTTAGCCGCACTGTATCGGCTCATATCATCTAGGAAAATGAGTTTACCTACGCCACCTACTTCTGCGCCATTAAGCAAATATAGTATACAATGAATAAATAAATCACCGCGATTTACAGGGACACCACTGCATTCAACTAGGCTCATTTGACCGCCATATAAGCAATCAAACGCATAGACTACTGTGCTAGTATATAGCTCAGAAGCATGGATATAATATTGATATATCTTAACAATCTGCTTAGATTCAGCCATAGCGTCCTCAATCAGATTGGTTAAGAATACACTATATGTATCCTGTTTTCCATATAACCATACCAGCTTCATCTTCTGTTGAAATGTAAGTGATTCATGGCTCAATGCCTTATAGTCCTTATATGCCAACATCTTCCAAAAAACCTCAGCAACAGGGTCGGTCGATTTTGCTAGGTATACCATAATATTATATGGTATTGTCGGTAAACGACTTAATGAATTATACATCTAACCGCCCTCCTTTAGCCCATTGGAAATGGCACATTTTCGTCCATTGGATAATCAACAGAGCTATTATCCGCAAGCTGATTCGCAATATCGTCACCAGCATGAGCCTCATCAAGATATAGCTCAAGAGTAAGCAACGTTGGCTTATTATCACCATATGCGTTTATTGCGTTTTGATAAGATAACAATTTGAATGGTCTACCACCTAGAATATATCTAGTGTTCAGCTTGAATAATCTATATACGTCCTCATTGCCCTGAACCATAACAACAGCATGGTTGTTTGGTGTAATGATAGGCGTACTAACCTGTGCTGATGGTGATTGCATATCATAGTCAACAACACATGGAGCGCTAAAGATTACGTCATTGACCTCATCTTTAATCCGCATAACATTGTTACAACGGCGCACACCAACGCCACGGGGCAAGCCATCAAATTTACCTGAATCATGGACAATCCACACATTACCGTCGAACTTATAGTATAAGCCGCGCACAACAAAATGGTCAATGTCCCTAAATATTAACTGTAGAAAATCAATCGTATCCTTTTGTCCAGTTGATGTAGTTGCAACTGTAGGCGCAACCCATGCTTCTACTGGATTATATTCATCAGACCCTATTCCATTTTGTTCTAGCAATTCTCCGCCATTCTCAGGCGTTTTAGCAGATGTATTGTCCCATTGTGAATCTATATATTCTTGCGTCAAATCGCGGTAATAATCATTGGGGTTTGGTTGATATTGAAACAACTCATATGCCATATCAATCACCCATCCTTTCAATTCTATTTGTCATGCGTAATACACATGAACGAATAATCGAATGGGTAAGCTCAAGCCCCATTTTGCTTAATCCTGCTAATGTATCAGCGATTTCACCATCAACCGCTCTAAATCGAACAGATAGCCGCTCACAATATGCTGTATAGTCGGCTTCTTCAATTGTCGGCTCAAGGCTGGTTAAATCTTCAAACAACAACAGGACTTTATATAAAGCATGAATTTTATCTTGCTTGTCTGTTCTACTCATATATCCACCCCTCTTTAATAATTATAGGAGGATAGATATAAGAGCTGGTATTTGTCGTGAATGAGCCTATCTACATCTTCTTCTAACTTATCAATGACGTTCTGTTTTTCTTTGAAATTCTGCGAGGATACGCCATCCATCTGGAAAGATGATGGAACTTTAAGTTTTTGCGCAATCTGTGTTGCTACGTCCGTCTCGCCGCGCCACCAGTAAATTACCCAATATTCGGCAAGAATCTGAATCTCTAAATCTGTTAAATCTGCGTCAAATTGTCTAAGCTCTGAATCGTATGTTAGGGGTTGCTCACATTCTATAAACTTTGCGGCTGAGCTAATAATCCATCCATCAATCTTGTCGTGAAACATCTCAATGTTTGCATCATATAGTTTGCGCAGTTTATAGTCATCAATTACGTTTAATGCTCTTTGTCCAATAACATCAAATGATGTTGCCATAATTTATCACTCCTTGTCATCAAGGGGTTCAATATCAATTAGATTTTTACCACTAAGTTCACCAATCTTAACAAGCACATTTGCATCGACTGGATGACCGTCAAGCACCATATTAGAAATAGTGTCTACAATGATTTGCTTCTGCTGGTCAGTTGCGCCCTTATATACTTCACAAATATCAACTACATTCTGCTTAAGTAGCTCCTTAAGCTTTGTCGCACTAAGAATATGACGATAAATTTCATCTAGGTCGCACTTATGAACAAATTCTGGGTCATCAATATATACCATGCCGCTAGATACGGTTTCGGGCATATTGTTTACGACAGAAAATGCTTCTGACTCTGGAATCATCTTGTACTTATACTGTCCTTCAATTCTGTGCATACGAGTGCCACGCAAATTGATATTGCCTGGACACATGTTGATAAACTTGATATTTCTAAGTGCTTTAGATTTATCCTCAACAGATGTCACATCCGTCTTAACCTGAGATTGTGCTTGCATAAGCACCTGCATCTGCGCCATCATTTCTTCCATACGCTTCTGCTGTTCTGCAAGCTGCGCCTTTAGTTGCTCCTTTTCTGCATCAACAACTGACGTTTCAGTTTGCTTGGTTGTCTTGGTAGTCGTAGTGGATTTAGTATTTGTAGTATTTGCCATTCCTTTTATTTTCCTTTCTTATTTCCGTTATAAATAGAGAGGGGCTATTAACCCCTCTCAAATACTTATTACTCAGTGATGGTGTATAGACCAGCGAAGGATGCCCCGACGAACTCGAATCCGTAGTTCTTGCGCATTGTAAAATTCTGTGTAAGATCAGCATTCTCGTAGAACTGGTTGCTGTTGGTTAGAGTAGTGGACATAGCGCCAACAACTAGCTTAGAGCCAACAGGAGAAACAACATATAGCTTGTTGTCATCAAGAGCTAGACCATAGTTAGAGCCAGTAGGCATCTGGGGTAGCTCATAGAGAGCAAAGCCATAGAAGTCACGAAGAACATGGACAGAGCCACCATTAGCGTCGTAAGTGCCACGATAGCCCATGGTGCTATCAGGTAGAACGTTAGCTAGAGCGGAAGCAGTACCCATAATGATTGGCTTAATACCATTGTTATAAGCCTGAACACGCTGTGCTAGAGCAATGAGCTTCTTGGCATCAAATGCGGCGTTCTCAAGGAACTGAGAAGGATAGGAAGCTCCAGCTAGACCAGCATTGAGAGCGGCAACGGCCATCTTCTGCATATCAATCTCAATGGAAAGAACGATAGCACGGACGAAATCAGCAATATCTTCCTTACCAGCCATCACACGATACATATCAACGTAAGTGGTGATAATGCGCTCCTGCATGGAAATGACAACATCGCCAGCATACTTCTTCTGACGGAAAGTAGTGCGCTCACCAGTACCACCAGCAGAGACAGTGTAAAGGGTACGAGGCATAACCTTGACCTTAACAATATCGCCAATGCCAGCCATACGGAAATCAACGAATGGAGCAAGAGACTCGGTGACATATGCAGGAAGAACTGCATTGACTAGAGCGTTAATGACAGCGAAATTTGCCCAACGAACCATAGGATTAGCTGCCCACGCATCAGCATTCTCAGCATTACGAGTACAGTTGGAAAGGCGCTCAACTTCTGCGAAATATGCGGCGTTGACAACATCATGCTTTTCAGCAAGAGGCTTGGTTGCATCATAAGCACCTAGCTTACGGCCCTGTTCAGCCTCGGACTTGTGGAAATGATAGTCCATGAACTGCTCATAGAACTTAGTGTTGCCATTGGAGAAAGCAACAATTTCTTTGCTTAGATTCATAATATATATCTCCTTTGCTTATTTATTAAATTTAATTAGTTAGCTGCGCACTTGAGAATCCAAGTAGGAACGGCTTCAATACCGATATCAACGGTATGGGTTGCCTCAATGGTAAAATAAGTACCAGAAGTGGGCTTGGTATTAGTAGCAACTAGTCTACCATTGGTATCAACAGAGGCATATGTGTTCTTGCCATCAGCGGGTGCAGTAGTAAACGCAGAAGCAGGAACTTCAAGGAAAGTACGACCAGCAGTTAGACCCTTGATGGAAAATGCACTGCCCTTGGGGTTATAGAAATAACGAGGGTCACTCATTTCCTGCTGTTCAATAGTAGAGCCAACAGCGGGCTTTTCAACAAGCCATAGATCAGTTGCATTTGCACCAGGTAGAGCGCAAGTAAATTCATAGCCGCCGTTGGTCTTTAGGCCAAGAGCGCCACGGGTAACAAACTGACCATTGTCTAGGTCAACTTCAGCAATACCAGCACAGTTGATAGCATCATTCTGCCAATCGTCAAGAGTGCGGATAACAAAAGAGTGAGTATTAGCCATAATATAATTATCTCCTTTTAATCAATTTTAGTTTTAGTCCCATAGACCTTTATGCTCCTTCTTTTCAACAGGAGCAGCGAAAGTAAATACGTCGGTTTTTTCTTTCTTTGGGGTTTTCTTTACAGCAGAGAAGCAATATGCCTTAACCTTATTTGCCCAAGCATCAACATCTGCGAATTCACAAGACATGCCTTCTTCGCGCATCTGCTTATAGCAATCATCAGACATATATTCCTTGCATTCAGCCATAATAGCCTCAACAGAAATAGCCTTTTCCTTGTCCTCTACATCTTTCTTAAACTGACGTAGCGTCTCAAGCTCAGAATTTTGGCCCATGATGATATTGTCTCTATCTTCAATATCTTTTTCAAGCTGTGCAATACGAGCTTTCATATCATCAGCGGACATTTCTTCATCATGTTCATCATCATCATGCTCGTCGCATTCATCGCAATCAGCTAGACGATATTCAGCAACATTCTCTGGTTCAGCAAATTTCTTGATATTATCGGTTTCGGTAAATTCCTGCTTGACCTCAACAACCTCATCTGCAAGAGTAAGACCGTCCTCAGTCAGACTAAAATCGAGCCGGTATAGCTCCTTAGCACGATTAGTAAGAATAGCGAATTTCTGGTTATCTTCTTCATATATGCCATGAACACCATATTCCCAATTCTGACGCTCCTCAATAGCAGCCCAAAGCATACCCCAAATGTCGCCAATATTAACTGCGCTAAATTCAATTTCAGCCATTTTCTTGTCCTCCTTTCTTTCAGAATCGTCATCAAGGTCTAACTTCTTATAGATAGCCTTAATTTTATTTACAACCTCAGTCTCATCATTCTGCTTTGCATATGCTAGTGCAGCGCTCAGAGCATTTCGGTTATAGATGAATTTGTCACCTTCAAACATCATAACTGGGTACTTAAGGTGTTCAGATGGTGCATCTTTCCAACCATCTTCTACGAGTAGATATACAAATTTAACAAGTGTGTCACGATTCTTGGCTTCCATGATTTTATCTCTCATAGCTGCCTTGTCGTAATCGCCCCAGTCAGCCGTAGACATGGCTTCTTTAGACTTGTCAATCTTATATGTTTTCTTTTCAGCCATTGATTGTTTACGCTCCTCAACAAAATTCTTGAGTTGTGATAAAGAGTCGGACTGCTTTTCAAAGAACTTATCTGCATCTTCCTCTGAAAATCTGACAAACTCTATATCAGATTCAGGACAACTCGGTTTTATGCTTTTCCCCAAAACTGTTACGCCCATAATGTTAAAACGTTGAACAATATTATCATCTTCGCCATCTGTAAAAATTTTCATTTCTACAGAAACAGCGCGATTCTTGTCTTGCTCAAACGCCTTGCAAAAATCCTTGGCGTAAATTTTAGAGATAACAGTATCTACATATGCTCTAAGATATCCATCATTATCATAGACAAATTCAACGCTTTGGCTTCTTGGGATTCTACCAACTATATGCTCATTCTTTGTATGAGTGGTTGGTTCTCCCATAAACATATCTGCAACAACCCATTTATTCAAAGCAGATGGCGCAGATTCGCGTAAGACATCTTCATCAATGATTAAATTGTGCGCGTTCGGCCTAGTTGATAAAAAGCCCATTTTGGCTATGGCAAATTCATCATCAGAATAACTATCAAAGTCAATTTTTTGGACATCATCAACAGCCAATGATACAATTTTTTCCAATCATCTTCCTCCTTTCTTCAAGGATATAATTGGGTATTCATCCAATTTACGGTGGCCCAAAGAGCACTATGCCCAAGCCGCCAATTTATGGTTAATTGACATCTTGTGAATCAACACCAGTATAGTCAACAGACCACGTTTTCATTTCCTCAATAAGCCCCTTAGTATAATGGTTCTTTTGCAGCTTATTGACATAAATATCCTCGATCTGCAACATGTGCATCTTTTCATAATATGGCAGTGTCTTGGTATCTATATATTTATAGAACATATTTTTGATTTCACCACGACACGCCTCAGTTGTATATGCTACAGTTGCATCTAGCTTGCTCTCAATTCTCTTGAGCGTCGCTTTGAGGGTATTTTGCTTTACTTTGTCATCTTGTTCGCTCTGATATTTTTTCAGAGCATTTGCAATATATAGTTTAATAGGTTTGCAACATAGGGTAATAACTGCTGCTAAAGAAAGGATTGCTCCTAAAATTGCGGCAATATTCTTGACTGTTTCCAATCATAGACTCCTCCTTTCTCGGCGTATTATCCTTCTATTCCATTCTTTTCAAGCCATTTTAGCAATTTTGCATTGCGCTTATAATAATGCGCATCATCATCTAGGTATTTAGCTGAAAAGCCAGCCTTATCAAGTTCCCATGCAAGCGCATCATCGGCAATAAAATAATCTTCTGGATTCTTTGGGACTCCAAGGATAATCATTGATAATCCTCCAAGCCAACAATTCCCCAACTGTCAATATGACGGTCATATTCATCATATTCTGTTGGCATTTGTTTAGCTTTATCATCCAATAGAATAATCTGCGATACAACTTTATTCATATCCTGCATAAGCTCTTGTAACATAGCATTTGCGTTAAAATCTTTTTCTTCTTTAGCAATATAATACGTCTGCTTAATAACTTGATATAGGTCAAGCGTTTCTCTAAGCATAGTATCCATCATTTGCTCAAGATTGTCATATGTGCGCTTATCGCCGCGCGTCTCAGGATAATATGTAGTAATATTCCACTGATGCTTAAAGTCGCTTACAGTATCAGCCATAAGCGGCCAAAGATGCGCCAACTTATGATGGATAATATTTGCAGCATTTGGCATAGCAAATTTTACTTCCATCCACGACACGCACCTATCGAACGTGCGGTTCAACTGGAAATACTGCCCAACTAGAATATCTAGGGCTTCACTTGTTCTTTCTGATAACATCATAATATCATTCCTCTAATGTTTCTCGGCTTGCTTCTCCGCTTTCAGTAAGTGACGTTCCTGACTGCCGGGGGCGACCACCTTCATTATCTGAGCCGCCCTTGGTTGTATTAGTATTTTTCAAGAGCTGTGTATATTTATCAATCCAGCCAGTATATTTACTTTCAGCCATCATTGCTTCAAATACTTGTGGTTGATAGCCAGATACAGATGCCCATGTCTGCATAGGTAGAACAATGCCAGAATCAGCCATTTTCTTCACTTTATCAAATCGAGCCTCTCGCTCAAATGGGTAATTAGACCCGTCAAAGATAAATTTCCACTTGTATTTCTTTGTTAATTGATTGACATAAAATTCTAGGAAATTACTAAACTGCGGATATAGCGGCTTCATAGTCTGGTACATATCATTAAGTCCAGCCTCAATCTCAGCATTGGACTGTCTATCAGAGCTATAAATAACACGGCTCACACCAGACCCAACACCGGCAGATGTAGCAAGCTGAGTTGAATACATATCCGTATTCTTATCCTCAAACTGATAGAACTTAATATTTTCAAGAGGCATTGCGGCAAGTTTTGACAAGGAGCCAAGCCCAGCCTTTGCCTTTTGCATAAATCCACCTAGCGTCTTTGGGTCAATGGCGAACTGATTTGCCTTCGTGCCAGACTTAGCTGAATCAAATAAACGAATTTCACCAGCTAAAATAGCATAGGCTGACGCAATATCCTTGTTATACTGCAACTGAGCAATGTCATCATTAGCAATAGCATTCTTCAGGAATGGCGCTAAGAAGGGCGTATTATTAAATGTACTAGGATTCCACTTAAATGCCCATGCGCCATCGCTAGGTGATGTTTGCGTCCACATAGCATATGCACCATTTCGTCTATTTAATGGGTTTGTAGGGCGATAATTTTTGAACGCTTCTTCCTCAGAACCAAATACACGCTGATAATATTTCTTAAATGCTGGGTCAAATCCATTGATGTCTACACCGGCTTGTAGGAAATAGCTCATGTCAAAGTCAAACAACATACCCTTTTCCCAATATCCAGTAAGTAAACATCTATCTTGCGGCAAAATTTGTAGGGCGAATTTCATTCCTTTGTTGCCCCACTTTGTCTTTCTAAACCAAGTAAAATATGTCTCATGTGTCACAATTTGCGCCACAACTTTACTAAATTCGGACTTATAGTCAAATTTGTTTAAGAAATCATATACACGCCGCTTATCCTCTTGATATGCGCTTGATTCATAGTCGCTCTGCGTAAAAGCATTGATACAAACAGGCTGTAGATCAAATGATAGAGCATTGCAATATGCTTGTAGGGTTCTGGCAAATATCATATCCCAGAATTTCATATATTCCATATATCCCTGAATTTGTTCTGAATTTTCCTTATATTCAGCAAGCGCCTTGCGGATTTTATCAGAACTAGGCGTTTCTGGATTGTTGTTTAAACTCTGTAATAGTTGATTGCTCAACATTGGTGACCAAAAGCCAAACTGGTCATAAGCATATAATGCCTGTGCAAACTCCGTTACAGCTTGAGCCTGTTCAAATGTTACTAGCGGTTCTGCCAAATTTCGCCCTCCTTTCTTTGTTTTATATTTTTGAGTGTTTTTATTTTCAGCTTTTGATTAAGCCTAAATTGGAACTTGGATACCACACAACCCTAATAGTACCTCCACGACAACACACCAACATAGCTGCCGCTTCATAGGCAAATATCAATATACTAATTGGATGGAGTCTATATCAAACTCATCTTCTTGTAACTGTTGTTGCCATGCGTTCTCAATCAAATCAATAATATAATTTCCATACATGATGGTCACAATTCTATCCTTTGTTCCTGTGCGCGGTTCTTCTAGCTTGATTTTATCTTGCTTAATGACCGTCTTTAGATTAACCGCCTCTATGATCATCAAATCTGTTTGTCCATATGGTTCAAGTTGGCTAACTAATTCTTCAGCGGTGTATTGATAATATTCGCCGCTATCTGTTAGTTCGTTCTGATAATCTTGCATAGAGATAAGGAATTTCATATTATTTGTTTCAAGCTGTTTACGCAACGACAACCATCCTGTCGAGTTCAATTCTGGTGTTGCAATAACAGGAATTAAACATGGTACTGCGTTCTTATCAACTGTTCTGCTATGATAATCGTCTATTTTTGCTTGAGATACGACTTGATATTTATCAGCAAGCCCAAATCCACGAGAATCCCATCTTGAGCCTAAATCTGGCATTGTTAATGGTTCTGTTAAATGGTTGAATATGACTTCACCACCACTTCTACCGTCGAATGCCGCATAGTCAGCATTATAGACCCACCATAAATATCTAAATCTATCAGACGCGCCGATTGTATCAGATGCGTCATGCCCCTCGATATAATCAACATGACGCTCAAATCTATTCTTTTTACTATCCCAATGAGCAGACATAAGCGTGATAATAGTATTATCGTTCTTTGTGCAACCAGTAGTGTTCGCAAAAGCAATATCCATGACTACCAACCGTATTTCATCCTCTTTCTTTTCTGGGAAATCAGGTTGTTCACCAGAAAAGAACTGTAATGCAGTAGGTGGACGGAAACACCGCTCAATAATTTGACTCTCTTTGAATTGCTTAATTGTAAAGAACGCATCTTCGTTCTCGCCTATTGCCTCATTTAGCATTTCCATTCTGAAATCTTGGTCATTCATGGTACGTTTCTTTTGACGATAATCACCCCATGTTTTTAAACCATTCTCAATATTGTCAAAAAAGTCAGACGCAAACACATTATATCTCGACTTCTTATCCATATAATATCCAGTCACACAATCTTTCCAAGTTCTATACCACCACTGGTACTTATATTTAGAAGATGTGAGATAGATGCTCTTTGGTTCTTCAAGCCATCTTTTATTGTTTGCGTATTTTGGATTATTGAGATAAAGAGGTTGTCTTGGAAACGCCATACCCTCAAAAATCTGGTCGATAGCAGATTTTTTCATAACTGCCGCTTCATCATAAATAGTAAAATTAGAACGACTACGGCGGCTAGATTCAACAGGTGCTAACACACGAAGAACAGAGTTGTTAAGTGTATTCTCAATTCTATATCCATCACCCGGCTTAGTAATAACTAGCCATTGTTTTTCGTAACAGTATCGTAAATAAGGCGAGAGTTTGTTTATCAACTCCCGTTGAATCTTATCCTCGACAATGGCATTTGCTTGGTCTACAGTAGATGCGGTAACAACAATCCAACAGTTTGGATAAAGCATGAGCTTACACATTGCCGCACACGCAGTAACAAACGTTTTAGCACCGCCACGCCCAGCTCTCCAAAAGAAAGTATCACTAACGCCAATCTCGTGTATCGCATCACGCTGATACGGCTTTAATGATATACCAAGGTGAAATTCTGTATATATGTCCCAATTATACCGATATAATGTATCCCAATCTATTACTCGTTCTTCTATTTTAGTGTCAATGTTCTCATTGCCAGATACAGTTCCGCGCAACTTGTCAGCCATGTACGCCCTACGAATACCACCCATTTGAGAGCGCCCCATCACGCTTCCTCCTTGCTCACATCAGGATATTCGCGGGTATTGCAAATTGCATTGCGTAAGCTACGCATCATCATAGCCTTTTCTTTTTCGTAGCCAACTTTATCAAGGAATTCTTTTAATTCCTCACATTCAGCCGGTCTAGTTGATTCTATAATTGCAACTCGTTTCTCAAATGCTCGTTCTGCGTCCGATTTTTGGTTGCTCTTAAAATCATCAAGTTTGAGTAGTGACATAAGCGTTTTAATCTGCGACTGTGTATCTTTAGTCACGCCGTTTTTATACTGCTCAAGCTCTAGTTTGCACAAGTCCCGATAGCGCATTTCCATAGCAGTGTCCATTTCAAATACACCAGATGTATAGTTATCAAACATATCATCTAGCCATTGACAGTCCTCATCTTCATAGTCTCCACCCCATTGTTTGCGCCATCTTGCTTTAAGCGCCACCTCATCAGTTTCGCCCTTAGCCACATCGCCCAAATCCTTGAAATTAGACAACTCCATATCACTATCCCATACACCTGTTAATTTATCAGGTGATGTAGACAAATATGTATGATACAACATAAATAGGCTAGGCTTTTTGCCTTTAGCCGCCTTTTCTAGTGTGTCAAGACAAGCAGTGTATTCAGCGCGTCTCATAGGAATACCAGTCTGCATACAAGTTGACCATAATGCCGCGCCTTGGTCTTTAGTATATTCAAGAGCTTGCTTATATAGCTCAATTACACATGATTTGCATGGCTTAATATATTCGCCCGTCTTGATTGGGCTTTTATAGAATTGGCTATCTTGCTTTTCTTTGCCGCAATATGGGCAAAACATATTCTCATTCCTTTCCGTTCCGTTTATTTTCCTATAAATATGACGAAGCAGCCAAGATTGCTCTTAGCTGCTTCGTATTTGTCAAAGTTCAATATTTAGTTAAACAACAGTTCCCATTGAGTTGGGCTTATTGTAGATATGAGCCGATTGGCTCTGTCACCTCCTTTCTTTAATTATGCTTCGGATAAACCAGTGGATAATTCAAGAAACAGTGACCTCCTTTCGGATATTTACGGTTTTCATTTGTTGTCATATGGTACACCGCAAACCTTCGATTAACGTCCACATATCACTCAAAGACAACCGAGCTATATGCTTCATACGCTCGTATAACACACCTGTTGCTATACGCCTATCGTCTAGGATAGGATTTTGCAAGAGCCGCCATTAACGACTCTGAAAACTCCTTGTACGCATGGTACATGAGATATATTCAACTCTACTAGGTGGGTCAATCGCCCCACAAGCATGATTAACGCAGCCGTAGCTATCACCTAACAGAGAATGAATCAATTCAAAATATATTTTTTAGTCCACGTCTTTTGCCCATCTTCAAACAGCATAAGCAACGCGCCAGCTCTTGACAACTTGCGGCATTTCTTGCTATAATCATCAATGCCAACAATAGATGGGCATTTGATTACCTCTTTCTCAGTATTCAAGCCAATACCAACTGACTGTTGCTCAAGATGATGAAAATGCCCAAGTAGCAGTATGTCAATATCAATTTGGTGATAGTCCTCAAAGAAGGCAATTTCTCTAGTTACATCCTTTGTATCGTCTCCATGATAAGCTAGGATGTTCACACCTTGAATTGTCTTAAATCCACATTCAGCATAAGGCGCGACCTCGATGTTTGGATTATCCTTGAGGCGTAACCGAACAATCTGAGTGATAATCTTGGCAATGTTATCTTCCGGAAAATCGCCTTTTTTGCCATTGAGCAATCTAAGCTCACTGTGATTTCCACCAACTGCAATATATTCAATAGGAACTTGTAGTCGCTCACTTAGCTCAACAAGCCATTGACTAATATATTCGGCATACTGCATAGCACAATCAACAACGCCAGCTTTGAGCTTCATAAGGTCAGACAATCTAAGTGCGCCTTGAATGGAATCCCCCATATCAAACACAACCAAGCGGCTAAACGATGATACTGAATATGCGTCATCTTCAATACTATTCATCAACTTTTCCATCCGCGCCTTGAATACATCTGGATTATACACATTGACCTTTTCACCAAACAATGAATCCATATCAATCATTGTGCCATAATGCTCATCACCAATGCACAACACGCCAACTTGCTCTTTGATTGGGTCTGGCTCAAATTTGCGGCTAAACTTGATTGGTTCAAGCCGATTGATAGCTGCGACGATTTCTTCATTGAGCATATCATGTCGCGCCACCTCGCGCTTATTCGCCGCATACTCAAGATTTTCTGTGCGCAGTTTAAGACGTGATTTCTCTAGTTCCTGCTTAGCCTCTCTAAGTTGTGATAGAATATTAGCATCTTTTTCATCTGATTCACAATCATCAGATTCTTTATCATTTTTCTCAAACACTTCCAACAATAATTGACAGCAACGTCTTAAATTTTCCTCTGAGTACCTTGCATATCCCAGTATCTCATTTGACCACTCCGTATAGTCGATAATTCCATCTCTCGCTAATATGGTTACTTTTTTTACAAAATCTAAATATTTTTTACTTTTCATCCTTACTATTTCCTTTTTGTTCTATTTGAACTTCCCACTTATATCCACCTGCGGTTTTAAACCCTTTTGCACCAACACAACAATTTCTTATAGCACACTTATTTATGCCAGTCTTTCTTTGAGCTTCAGCATAAGATGAAAAACTTGCTACTATGTTCATATCATTGTCTATCTGATTAACAATACGAACAATAGAAGGTTTATAATCTTTGTATTTCCATATAAATCCACCAGCACTCTTAATTCTTCCTCTTGCGGCATCTTTTATACAGGTATAACAAATTCCAGTTTCTTTATGAGCGTCTATTGCGCTATCATATTCTCTTATAAAATTTGACTCTTTGTCAAATTGTAGAACTGGACGCTTACCGCTCTTACACCACTTCTCATAGGTATTTTTATCACGATGTTTTCCGTACCAATACCCATTTTCGCCGCTCCTATCTCTACCTCTCATGCTGTTCAAATCACCAACAGCTCCCGGCTTTCCATAATTGGGATTATTTTCGCCAGTCCAATTTTTTGATAAATAATCTGCATAATTTGTACGAGCCTCAGAGTATTCTTCTTGGCTCATAGCTGGTCTCATTTTTGTTCTACCTCCACCACCAGCCATTCTAAATCTTGCATATAATAAACCGATGCACATAGGATTTTCTTCTGCAAGCATCCTATGTGCATCGTAATGTTCTTCTGGATATAAGTCTATTAAATTTTCTTCATCATTATCCCCACCAAGACATTTTGGCTTAATATGATGTCTTTCATGATACTCATCATCTGGTATATTAAATCTACCACGAGTTTCAAGTATGTTTTGAATAAATTCATTATACGTCATAAATATCAATCTCCCTTAAAGATTATTTATTTTAAGCGGTTAGCCGAGTGTTAAGGGCGCTCGGCAACATCCGTCGATGCTGTCCCGCCTAATATCATCATTCAGTCGCTTGTCGTATCTTCTGTAGATTCATTCAATTTCTGTTCCTTTTCCTTCTTTTTCCGTTCATAATCTTCTTTTTTCTTGTTGATTACATTGATAAAATCATCATAGCTCTGTTGCTTTGCTTGCTCAATGCGATCATCTTGCATCTGCTCCAATGTACGCTTTGCCGTTCGTTCTGCTTCTGCTTGAGTAATTAGCTTGAGATCGTTAGGTGTTAACTTGCGATTTCTAACCCTTTGACGATATAATTTAGTTACGCCTTTACCATTTACGTTGTTTATAAATGCATCATTTGCATCATAAATTATGTTAAACCAAGCTGGGTTAATTTGCTCAACAAGTTCCCCTTGCTCATTTTTAGCTATTACTCTACGTTCAGGATACTTTTTTAATCTAAATGTCCCGACTCCGGGCATTTGGCATCTTCCATCAAAATGCAACATATGGACAATGGTGTCAACACAAGCTTGCCAATACTTTTTTACTGTCTCTGGTTTAGACTCAAGTAAACTAGCCGCATATTCATAAAATTGCTGATTAAGCTTATTATGTTCAGCCATCTTCTTCTTCCTTAGCGAATTTAGGATTATTTGGATAATTCTCTAGTACCCAAGCATCCCATTCTTCTTTAGTTGGTCCTTTGCCATATAATGTGCCGCCTTTAACGGCACTTGCCATATGTTTCTCAGCTTTGAACTCTAGCCGATAATACCCCATTCTATCAGGGTAGTACATACGGCGCTTCTGAAAACCATTCCAATATTCGCCGGCTGGCTTGGGTGGATGGTCACGAAATGTGATAACACCAATATCTGGCAACGAATATTCAACGCCATGCTGTAGTGTTTCGCGGATAATGTCATGATAATTTCTTAACACTAGCTCAATGATTTTAGAATCAACACCTGTACGCCGTCGTAACTCTTTACTCATATCGGCTTTGCCAAGCCGAGGATATTTATTTTTATGCAATTATATCGTTCCTTTCCCTATTAGTCTACCACAATATATTGTGATGAGTTCATTTTATCCATATATTTCCTATTGTTTTAACATATCCCCCGTGCGGACAGGTGGGGCTTCACGCGATTCAATGCGCCGCTGATTATCTGCTTTCTTGTAGCATTCCTCAGAACAATAATGCTGACATACATCGCGTGGCTTAAACCGCTTGCCGCAAATTGGACAGATTGGATTAAGTTGCACCGTATTGATTCTCAAGTTCTCTACAATCGTCCAACCAAAACAAGCCCACAGCATTTTTTTATTACTTGATTTTTTGACCGTATATAGATAAGCCACTAAGCTATTTACCACAACATCTAGCGGCTCGTTGCTATAATCCACTATATCTTGTGCAATACAACGATATTTATATAAATCGTCCTCATTGATATGCGGGTCATCGCCATAATCAAATCGGCGCTGATTCCGTATCCACCAATTATACCGCTCTATGATTGGTGAATTTTCTCTAGTGGTATAATCGACCGATTTATTTATCAGCATCGTCCAGTCAAACTTCCCAATCTTGTTATTATAGCGGATTCGGGAAGCAGGAATTTTGGCTGATATACGATTCATCGTGGAATTGTTAGGCGGCTCTACTTGAGTATCTGGGTCTTTGTCTTTTGCATATTGAAAGAAATTTGGAACACGAGCTTTTGTATATTGCTTGATTGTGTTATTGATTTGTTTCGGTCGTTCTGGCAGCCATTGTGTTTTAGCGCAATCTATGACAGCGTTATTCTCGAAACAAAGCCATTTTACTACATCTAGCTCTTCTTGTGTAATTTCACCACTATTCCATATTTTTGTAATATTGTTGCTAACCGGCCCGATATTACCCTTAGTATAAGCATTAACCATTCCATTATACATACTGTCTGGATTTAATAAGCCGCCCTTGGCCTTTTTGAGATCATATGCTAAAGGGACTATATCTTGCATATTGCGTTTGGCGCAGTTTGTCAACGTTCTGTCTTTTACTACCAAAGCCTTATCCCCGTCTACGTCGAACATAAGGTAACGTGAAATAAGATCATGACAGCTAGTATATATACACTTAGTTCCACCAAACCAATAATCAAGCTCTAAGCTGCGCCGATTTGTCCTGATTGCCCACTCCCGATATAGATGCGGCGAACGCAGACAAGCCAATATTTCTTCATCTCGATATTGGTTTGTATATACATCGCCATCTGCAAGCAATCCTTTTGGGTTTTGTTCGCCTAGGAACAGCCATTCACAGAAGGCATATAGGTCAGGTGCTAAGAAAAGATATTTTCCATTTACTCTCAGCCGCCCACCCTTGGCTTGCTTAACTAGGCTCTTTTTAGTCTGCTTCAGGATTTCTCGGTTGTATGAATCCTTAAACAGCTCAGGGTATATTAGTAATGCCTCTTGCATAGCTGACTTATACCGGTTATTCTCTGTTGCGCCAAGTAGCCGCATAGTAACTTGATAATCCTTACCAACATCATCAATTTCTTGCGCCGTCTTAGAGATGATGCGGTCAATCTCATTATCTGTCATATCACTCAACGTCTGTAGCATCTGATAGTTGATGCGGCTCTTTGGAATATACGGTTCTTCTATATTGCAATAGCAAGCATTACATCCAAAATTTTTGAATCGTGCCTTATAACAATCCCACGAATCATAAAATTTCCATAGCTTGAATTGGCTCTTTGTAAATATATACCGTATATTTTCCTCTATGATTTTATGCTCGTTGCCATAAATATCTATTACAGTCGCTTCACCTCCGCATTTTTCTTTGATAAACTTATCAAATGGAAATGTAACAAGTAATCCCTTTACCCATGGCATACGCACCATTCTTGTTGTTTCATCAAGCATGATACCGCATCCATCCATATGCGGAATGGCCGTTTCTGTCATTTCGCGCCGAATCTCATATGACACGCCATCAATATGGTCGACTAATCCCGGAACAGCCGTTTCCCAATCATCAACCACGATTGATTTGTCAATGTCAAAATCTTGCCAAACATCCGTGGCAGAGTTCATAAGCGCCAAATAAGCAAGGAATTTATTCTGATTCATGCCTCCCCGTTCATTGATTTCGTCTATGGTCAAGCCGCACATCAATTTTTGCTCAATGCTCTTAAACGACAATTCTTTAACAAATACAGCTCTTTTCGTTCTTATCTGCCCTGCTGATGCTGTAAGGAACACATATTTTTCACCATTGTAGATAAATCCTTGATGGACTAGATTGTTAAATACCTGAAAGAAAAATACGTTAATGATGAACAGTTCGTCAGTCAACTTGAATGGCTCAAGCCCCAAGCTACGCGTCAAATCAGATTCAAATAAATTAACCACTGTCTTATCCGTCACAGCATCCTGACGCAATTTTCTAGTCACATTTCGACTTACAGCGTCATCAAGCAATTCAGATAGTCGTGCCTTTTCTTTTTTGAGCAAACGATTTACAGACTTAATACGCCAATCTGGTTTACTATCATCCCTCCATCGCTTACGCAACGAATATAACCGAACGAGCCTCCTATGTAACATCATTTCGTTGTCATCATAAAAACATGACGTGTCCACTGAATGCAAATAAATTTGCGTCTGTAGGCTCAAAAAATCACCTCTAATTCATTCTCTGAACTACCATATATCCAAAGCGCCCAATCACGCTCAGTTGGCTCATATTCATTATCCCATACTTCTGGTTCTGTATTTTCCAACACATACCAGTTATAGCTCATTTCGCTCCACAATCTCTTACCACCTCCTTGAGTTTAATGCTATTATATCATATAATTTATTATTTGTCAATACTAAAATTTATGCTTGACAAAAATTGATTGATGTGATATAATCTCTTATATATTATATAATATATTATACCATATATTATAGTATTTGTCAAGTATAAATATGTTCATAATTTATTAACATATAGTTCATAATACTGTAATATTTATATGCTATAATATCTAATATATATAATAATATATAATTACAATTTAACTATTATCTACTCATAAATTCGTAGATAATAGTTAAATTGATGTGAAAAATCAATTTGCCAAAAATTATGCTTGACAAGTGCAAATTGATGTGATATAATCATGGCGTGAGGTGAGATAAATGCCAAGAACAAAGAAAATTAACGCCGTAGTCCAATATGGCAATACTGGTTGGATAATCAATGATTGCGGCAATGGGCAATTTGAGCTATATAATACTAGCACCAAGCAAATTTTAGCAAAGAGCAATAACCCATTAGATTTTGATAAGCATATAGACAAAATTTTTGACAAGGAGGCGGCTAGACGTGTTCGAGATTTTCAAGCTGAACAAGAAGAAGAAAGAACTTGAGGAGCAGATTGCTAAACTCAAAACAGATATTTCTAGTATACAAACAGAAATTGATAACTATGACGAACATCGGCAAATTGCGGCGCATCAATACGAAAATACTATGCGGTCTGCAAAAGCGGCTCAATCCGTCCTTGATGCTCTAAATAGTAAAATTCATGCCATTGAAGAAATGCAGGATTATAATATCCCATATTATCAAGATTCTCTGGATGAACTTGAGCATAAGCGCTATGAGCTACAAAATAAAATTGAATCTGCTGTGAATACTGGACTATATCGCATTGAGCAAGAATATACACTCAATGATTCTGCTAGGCGTGGTAAAGAAATGCAGGATGTGTATGGGCGTGGAGAT